GGTCGTTCACCTGAAAGCATTTCCTTGCGTCTTTGTTTTTTATGTTCAGTATTATGTAATGCTTTGTAATTTTTTTCAATCTCCTCTAACGGTATTTTGTGAGGGGATGGGTGATGACATGAATGTGTCATCCCATTATGTAAATGTGCGGTAACTTGTGTCCATTTAGCAAGACACATTCCACATCCAATAGAATCTAATTCAAGTTTAACTTGGTCATTAAATGTCTTCATTTAATTTTTACATTTATAATTTTAGTATTGGGGTATGTTACATCATCAATGTTTACTGTATCCATTAAATCCAATATTTGATTTATCCCTTCTGTTTTATAATTAATTTTTCCTTGTTGCATCTCTGTAACAAATCTTCTTTCATTTCTTGCGGTTGTATCACCTTTAGCCCATTTACCATTAACAAATCCTTCATCGATATGTGGTAAACATTCAAACTTCCCATCTCTTCTAAATGGTAAAACATCTTTCATCACCTTAATGTTTTCTTTACCGAAAATAACATTATTATAAACCGCACCTTCAAATTGTTCTGATGAACTAAAATGTAATATTGGATTTTCTCTTATCTCACTAATTGGTGTGTCATATATTTTAAGTTCGGAAATCTTACCTTTAAATCTTGTGTTTGTGTGATTACAGAATCCAAGTAAGAATGGTTTGATTGAATCGTGTAATCTTAATTTTTCAGGTAATATTCTTGGTGTATTATATTTTCCACCCATGTAATTTAAAATCAAATCATCATTAACATACACACTATATTCATTGGTATCTTTTTTATATGAAACAGTAAACCAAGTCCATAGATTTTCAAATCGTTTTGACCATGTATAGTGATAGTTATTTGACCTATCAATAACCATTGAACTAAGTGCTCTTGAATTATTAAATGATAATCCCCAAGTCCAACTTCTATCTTTTCTTAATAATGGATACTCAATAAATTTTCGTTCAGTATCACCAACTAACCAAATGGGTACTTTCCCTTGTTGTTGTTCCGCATTAAATAATATCGATATAGTGTGGTCATTATGTAAACATGAACTTACTTCACGATTGGTTGGTAATTCAATGTGTGAATCGATACCGTTGAATTCAACATAGTCTTTATTCTCATATTGATTAACAACCTCCCCTGTTGTATATCCTTCATAGTAACATCTCCAAAACAAATCATCATCTTCTTGTCCCCAATCCCAATATTCGTTTGAATAACCATTTGTTCTTTCAACCTGTTCTTTGGTGAACAAAATAACACCACCAAAATACTGGTCGTAGTTTATACTATAATCATATTTTGATAGTTGTGTTGCAATATGTATTGGATTGTTTTTGGGATATGAATAATCAACATTCTCATCCGGTATCATATCAACATCATGCCAGGCAATATAGTCACATCCGTCATTGAACGCATATTGTGCGGCAATGTTTTTCATCGCACCCCTATTAAATAGTTTATCATCAACTTGATGTCCAACATAAAATTCATGGTCGATACCTTTACCGGTTAATAGTTTACCAAGTTTATCAACAAGTTCATCTAAATGATTTTTTCTGTCTCTGTACGGTATACAAATACCTAATTTATGACTCATATTCCTACATTAATTTCTGTTATTTTTTTATCTTTTGTTTTACCATATTCGATAAACTCTAATGTATTTAATCCATCTTCATTAGTTAAATCGGTATTAATTGATATTTCATTGTGGTATCTTAACTGATTCCATCTTGTCGATTGGTCTTTCCATTTATTATCCAAAAATCCATTTTCATTATGCATTAAAGATTTAAAAAGTGATTTTCTTCTATATGGTATTTTCACTTCTTTATATTCTGGTAAATTTAAATTAACAATTTCACATTTTTCTATTTGTCCATTATTTTTATTACCCGAAAGGTCAATTAATTGGTAATTTTCAATAAAATTTGCATTATAATAAATTTTTAAATCAGATGGTGACCTATGTATATTAAAATTTTCAGTTAATAACCCGGTTCTATTAATTGATATTTCTTCAACTTCTTTTTCGGTTAATGCAATGTCATAATATGCAAATTCATCAATATGACCCCTAAAATAATTAGGTATTAATTCTCTATCGGGTTTACCCACACCCAAATAAAAATATGGTTCCGTTCTATAAGACCTTAGTTTTTTAAAATGTTCTGTTTGACCTATAAAAATACCGTCTTGATATACTTTTAAGGTTTTTTCAAACATGTCTAACACAATTACTATGTTAGTTTTATAGTTTGTTTTAATATTTGAATTGACGTAAAGTGCATTGTTAAAATTATCAAACGCACAAAAATTGTATCTTGAAAATGAATTATAACAAACGGCAAAATCCCATCCTGGAATACTAAAAACGGTAAACTCGTCAGATTCTTTTTCATAATTTAATATTAAATTTTCAGGTAAAAACGAAATGAATATCGTGGCATTTGAATTAATATTAATCGTGTTATTACATTTTATTAATGAATCTATACCGTTAAACTTTAATGCCTTAGTTTTAATATTAAAATTTTTTAATTTTAACGTGTTTAGATTAACATCATTTTTTCTACATCTCAATAATAAATCATCATCCTCAAACCCCCACGCCCAATACTTGTTTGAGTACCCGTTAATTTTTTTAAATGTCTCAACAGGGAACATAGTCACACCACCAAAATACTCATCAAATAACTCTCTCGTCTTCCCATTCTCGTCGGGTAAGAAATCGGTTGCAAGGTGTAACGGTACTTCAGAATATGAATAATCAACATCAATAGGTAACATATCCACATCGTGAAAAACAACGTAGTCACATTCCATTTTTAGTGCGTAATTAAACCCTATGTTTAATAACATACCTCTATTGAATTGTTTTGCATTATCTTGATTGACTATAATTAATTCATACCGAATATTACGTCCATCTAAATAATCGGTGATATGTTTTTTAAATAAATCTAAATGCTCAAATCTATCTCTATAAGGGACAATTACACCTAATTTTTTATCCATTTATTGTTGGGTCTTTTGGTTTGGTGGTCTTGTGCCACTCCGATAAGTAATATTGGATTCTTTCACTCCATTCATTCTTATCAACTTCTTCAAACCAAACGGTTAACGCATCTAGTGAATTTGCTATCTTCTCTAATGCCTTTACTTTTCTTTGTTCAATTAATAATTGTTCTTTTTCTAATTCCGTCATATCGATATAATTTTTTTACTTAGTAATCCCCATTTTTTAAAGTTATTGTAATCTGGTGTGGTTAAATCCATTTCAAACATAAAGTCAGGTCTTTTTAAATCAATTTTAAAATTACTTTTTCTCAATACATTAAACATTAATTCATACTCATTTGAAAATGCGTATTCTTCTTTAATATTTGCCACGTCTTGTATTCTTTGAATTGCGGTATCATCCCATTTAAAATGATGTACTTGGACATATCCGTGTGGATAAATTAATGGGTGATTCCATCCTTGCCATTTCCAAGTTGTGTGACCATCATTATCAACATAGTGTTGACCAGATGTCAATTGTATAAAACCTTTTTTAATACAAATTTTATTTGGGTTGGCTCCACTCATGGGATGTCTGAAGAATCCGGCATTTGGAAACTGTTCCCAAATTGATATTTTAGATTTTAAATTTGTAAACTCTCCGTTAGTACCAATTCTATCAATAAATCCACCTCTAACAATTGCATAATTATTTTCTTCACAATAATTGATAATTTTATTTATGTCGTTGTCAGGATATAAATGGAACTCATCAATATCTGCAATGACCCACCAATCATTTGGTTCTTTGTTTGTTATGTAGTTATATAACATTGTAACTTTGTTCCAATCAAAAACTCTATCTTGATGAACCCTTACAATCTTTACATTATTATAATGTTGAGTCACACCCATAACATCCTTATTTAAGGAAGGGTACATTTCAGATTCATAAACTACGATGTTTATCTCATCAACATAGTTTTGATAATGATTAATGAAATGTGGTAATAATTTGACTCCGTGTCCGATAACCGTTAATAATCTTGTCATTTTCTATTAATAATGGTAATACCACTTGAGGATGGTTTATCCATTAATATACGAAAATTGAATAGATTAATCAAGTTCCATTCAGGATTATCTTGTAATTCTTTGACTAACTTGGATGGTCCATCAAACCGGTGGTGGTCTTTTTTTGCATCTTCTGAAACTATAAATGTTTCTTCATATTCTCCATCAGTATCGTGTAACATAATGATACCTTTTTCGGATAAGATTGTTGAATATAATTCGAAATCTTTTTTTACTCCTTCATATGAATGGTCTCCATCGATAAATAAAAAATCTATTTTAATATCTTGTCTAATAAAAAAATCATAAAACGCGTCGACAGAAGTCGATTTGATAAAACGAGGAACAAATACCTTACGAAGGAATGAGTGTTCGTTTTCCAAGTCGTTATACCCACCAACCCCATTACAAGCGTCAACGACATAAGTAGTCCCAATGTCGCCCCAATTAAAATCATTGTTTCCATTGAATATATTTTGTTTATGTAAATCTATTCTGGCCTGTGTTATTATTCTTGGTATATAACCACCACCAGAACCAATACAAACACAATTCTTGGCCCTCATGTGTTGAATTGTTGAATAAACCATGATACCATCACCCATATGTTCACTTGTTGCTCCGTGAGACCATAAGTATGGAATCATTTCTCCACCATTTGATGTGATGTTATTTGTTATAAAATCTTGATTGGTAATCATTATCTGATTTTAGATGTTAAATGTGTTGGAACGTGTCTTTTACTATCACCATCTGTATATTTTTTCATTAAATTGTATAAATCCATATCTCTCTGTATTGGTGTTTGAGATAATAATGCAGATATTGCTGTTGATATTCCTTCACCAGCACCATTTACTTTTTTATTAAATTGTAAATCAGAAAAATCTTTGGTTAATTGTAACTTTTCATAAAAATTATAAAATTCATAATGGTTAAATCCATTATTATTAATCACCATAAAGTATTCCCAAATGGTTTCTAAATCACCATAGTTTGGATAAATTTGTTCGGCATATTTTATATAAGGTCCCCATTGGTCTTCTTTCAATTGAAAATCCTTAACAAACTCTTTTTTAGCACCGTGGTTTAACAATGTATCAATATACGAAATTCCTGGCTTAAATTCAAATGTCTTGAGGTCCCTTAAAAACGAATAGTCTTTTATTTTAACATCCGCATCTAATATGATTGCAATATCGTGGTCTTGTAGAATATATTTGGGTAATATTAGTTTATCGTGATATGATTTATATGATTTATAGTATGGTATGGTTTTAGCGTATTTGTTATAAATTAAATTTGGCGTGTCGGTAAGAACGTAACAACTAAAACCAAAATTTAATATTTCATTTATCTTATCATTTGTTCCTTGATAAAAATAATCATCACCAAAACACATTATACCAAACCCAATATTATTCATACGAAACCGTTTTTTAATATTTCATTATAATATAAATACCTTAGACTTTTTTAACCAGTTCATTACCCATAATGTCCTCAATTGTTTCATAAACAGTTCTGTTTGTGGTATTTACATCAATGAAATTATCTGTTGGTGTTTGATAATTTTCAACATGAAATTGTTCTCTACCCCTAACATCTGTGGTATGAACAAATATTTCAATCACATTTTCTTTTAAATCTTTTTTAAAGTTATCCCTCAAATCTTTAAATGGTGATACTATAGACATTACAACATTTTTACCATCATTAAATGATAATTTCGCCATATTTTGTGCAAGTTCAATATTTGCTCTTCTTCCATTTTCAGAATAATCTTTGTTTTGTGTTAAATTACGCAAGTCGTCACCATCAATGTGATGTACGTTTGTCAATTTGTGTTCACACAGATATTTTGCCAATGTTGTTTTACCGGCACCAGGTTGTCCAATAAAATAATATATCTTCTTACTCATTATAAATTTTATTCACATAGTTTTCCCCATCACCGTATCTTGACTCAACATCTAATGGTAAATCTTTATTCTCATCGTAACAATAGTCTTCAAATCCCAATTGTTTAAATCTTTCATTAATTCTTTCATTATAATGATACATAATGGTTCTCACCCTTCTTTGTATGTCCTTTCTTGATAAATCGTGTGAGTTGCTACTATGGATGTATTGTAGATACAACATTTTAGGTATTCTCATCATAATCGTATGTAAGAATGTACGAATAATTAATTCATAATCATCCGCAATCGCTAAGTGTCTATTATGACCTCCAATTTGGTGGTATACTTCCCTTCTCCACGTTCTAATATGATTTGGGACTCCAACTATATGTCGAATGGTTTTAGGGTTTATATTGACAGCAATGCAACTCTGGTAGAGTTTATCATTCCAATAGTAATCTTCATAATGACCATACCCCATTGCAAATCCCGGTTCGTATGTTAATGAGTTGTGTTCGTTATCTATTTCGGCATTATCTGAATAAAAGAAACCAACCTCAGGATGTTTTTGTGAAGCATCATATAATGATTGGGTACAATCTTCCGTAATAATGTCATCGTGGTCTAATTCACATAATAGATATCCATTACACAACATAGCCGCACGATATTTGGTTTCACCAATAATTCCATTTGACTTTTCCCTGAAATCATACACCTTAACTCTTGTGTCTTTAGCCGCAATGCTTTCGGCAATCTTTAATGTTTTACCATTATCGCTTGAGTCATTTACCATAACCCATTCCCAATTGGTATATGTTTGGTTTCTTAAAGATTCGTAGGTTCTGTAAAGTACATCACCGGTATTGTAGATTGGTGTGAAATAAGATATTAAAAGACTTGTGTCATTTACCAATATGTTATTCATCGCACAGTGATATGCATGTTCACCAGTCCATTCATTTACCTCAGGTAAGGTAATCCATTTGTTACGAATTTGTAATGGTTGATTTGCAAGATTGGGGAAATTTTTCCAATCATCACTTATCGTAATAATCGAATCGGGTTTAAATTTTATCAATGCTTCCTCAATGTTAACATCGGTAGGTAATGTTAATGTTTCTAAACTGTCATCTTCATAATCTGCGGCTTTATATGATTTTAATTCCCTATCTAATTTATCAATCAATAGTATTTTGGGTACCTTAGGTTTTTTGGGATTTTCAAAATAGTTATAATAACTTAAAACTTCATTAATCCAAAAGAAAACGTCTGGTTTATCACCATAAATTTTATCAATTAAAAATCCATCACCGGCATAATGACCGGTAAATTGATACTCTTTAAACACACTATGATGAAAAAGTATTTGTCCCACATCAACACCTTGATATTTCGTATTCTCTGGTTTTGCATCTCTAATATCCAATCCCGTAAAGTCTTTTCCATCGACCCTTTGGGAAACAATGAATATCTCCTTATTTGGGTTATCCTCAATAGACTTTTCGAGTATTGAACAGAAATCTTCGTGGATAATATTATCATCATCCAACAGATAAATCCAACCATCTAATTTAGACGATAGTTCACCACATTGTGGATATAAGTAATCGTCACCATTACCATTAACAAAGTGTAATTTTATTTTATCACTTTGTAAGTTTTGTAATAGGTCTACAGGTATTTCTTTTAAACGACTTGTATCGAATAAAAGGTGCCATGTTATATCAAATTCATTAAACAAGATGGAATCTCGAATAAAAATTAGATTTTGGAATCGGGTACATCTTGTTAATATGTGTAATTTCATTCTACGTCAAAGAAAAATAATTGGAAAAATCTTGAATTGTTTATTGTGTCACCAAAATAGTCGGAGGCTGAATGTATTGCTTTAGCATCCCAAATCACTAATCTATTATATACATTTGCAACGTTATCAACGGTTTCAAATTGTGTTTTATCATAGTAATTATAATCTTGACTAATTCCTCTGAATGTTTCTTCAACACCCTCTTCAAATGAATCTTCAAAACGTTTTTTACCGGTAACTTTACTACGATATGTTTTAGTACCGGTTTCTAATGGTGCATCGGGTGTTAGATAAACAACACCGGCATATTGTTGAACATCGGCGTGGATAACTATTGGGTCGTAAGATGTACAATATTGGAATATACCATTTGAATAATCCTCACTTTCCCAATTTGTTATTCTTCTCCCCATTATATTTTCTATCTTTTCTTTTGTCCCATCAACAAAAAATCTTTCCATACTTCTTTTACCTCTTGATGAGGATGTTGATTGAAAAGTTAGATTATTCATTGCGTAGTCTCTAATTAGGTCGGGATTTTTATAGAAATTATCAACAACAATTAAATTCTTATGACCTTCACTAAATTCAGCACGAAACGCAATAAACTTATACACACTTTCAATTTCCATTGTTGTGTCATCCATCAATCTAATTGTTAATGGCAAATCAATTTGTGATTGGTTTAATGTTATTTCAAAACCAATCTTATCGACATCACCAGCATGTGGGTATATCTCTTTCACATCTTTTCTTGTAAACCTATATGTGATTAAATCAACACCACCAATTTCAATTGATTTAATGTCTTGATTTGTGTGTAGCATCCATCCATTTAATATATATAACCCAAAAGAATGGGTTACACTATCAACATACCATAGAATTGCCGGTTGTTTTGAAATATGATTCATAATTTATTTTTTAGTAATTTTTTATAGTACTCCTTTTCACTTTCTAATCGTTCCATCATGATTTGATATTCATTTGGATAAGTTTTACTTACATATTCCTCAACCTCTTCTTTTGTTTTCCATACATCAAAATAATTCCAATCGTATTCGTTTTTATCATATGGAACATCGTAACCCTTTTCTTTAACTAAAGATGTTAATTCACTTAAATCAATAATCTTTGCAAATCTATCGGTATTTTCCCAATATTCATAAATCCATCTATATAAATTTAAAGAATAATGACCACTACCGTTTGTTGACATATTTTTAATGATTTCTTGTTCTGTCATCCCCGGCCAATAATCATTCCATATGTGTAATAAATCGGTATGTAATGCCGTTATTAAATGACCGTATGGTTCTCTTACAACAATATATTCGGTTTTTAATGTTTGTTTTGGTAATTCAATAGCACCAATAGTCAAATCATTTTGAAAAATTGAATTCAAATAACGTGAACCACATTTACCGGAACACATAATAAAATCACCGTAAACATTTAAAATTATCATATTATTTGTTTAGAACTTTATCAATATACTCATCAATATCGATTGGTGGGGTATCGATGTTTTTAGATAAGACTTCCTTTAATTCTTCTTTAGAACAATTTGACCACAATGCTTCATGTATACTACGCTCATAAAACCAATTGTGTTCTTCTAAATCAGTATAGTCTTTGGATTTTCTACAACCCAAACAAAAATCTTCGTTTGGATACATGTAACCGTATTTACAATTTACCAATGAGTTTGTTTTAAAACCGCAACCTTTAATGTCTCTTGATGCGGTTTCAAAATCATCATCATAATCCCAATGGTCACAATGAACAAAGTTACCAAATTTTAGATATGCGGTACCCAAGTGTTTGTTACCAATTCTTGATGCAATGATTTCAGCTTGACCCCATAATGGTTTACCTTTCAATTCTTCTGGTTCACCATCCTCACCAATAAACTCTTGCAAGGGGAATATACCACAATCATAGTATTTTTGGTTTCTTCTAATCGTTGGGTTATTGTTGTATTCTCTATTGTTTAGATAAATGAATTTTTCATCTTCATTCTTTATATTATTTTTTCTCAACCAGTAACCATACCCAAATTGTCTATCATCCACATCATGTTGAAATTTTCTTAAATGTATTTGGTCAATTTCTTGATTTGTTTGTAATAGATTTAGACATTCATCTAACCAATTTTTATCTATACCACTTAATTGTTCCGGTAATGTAATCCAATCACCTTCTAAAAATAATGAGAACTCAGATAATTTTAACCATTCATTTAAACGATTAATACCATAACCGACACCCATGTTTTTACCTTCACAAAATAAATGAAAGTTAACTTTGTGTGACCATTTTTCAATTACTTCACGCATAACACCAATAACGGGACTATCATAATTACCATTAACATAGATAAACCAATTGGTACCTTCGGGAACATTAGTATTTTCCATAAAGGTATCAATTGTTAATTTTAAAAATTTATCACGGTTTGGAGCATCATGTGTTAATGTTCCAATATTAAAATTATTCATTTTACTATCTAAATGTAGAACCACCAACCCATAAGACTAAACTTTTACGAACGCCTTGGGTCACCGGTGTTATTCTATGTAACATATAACTTGGGAATAAAATTGCACATCCTTTATGTTTTTCTACGTTTTGAATACCTGCACCTGTCCACAATTCTAACTCACCACCTTCATAATCCTCGGGATTCGATAACTGAATGGTTATACTTACTTTTCTATGGTTAATAGGATGTGGACCAATGTCCATATGCCATCCATAATGTCCACCATCATCATAATATTCGGTATATTGTATTGAGTCAACTATTGAATGTAAATCAAATTTCCAAACATTATTTGCTTCCAAAATAAACGATTGTATTTTATCATATACCCAATGTGATTTATCATCAATATGAATCCATTTAACTTTTGATTTACGAACATTTTTTACTTCATCACCTCCTACAACGGTAGCTTCTTCATATGGATATAATTCTTTAAGATTATCTATCCATTCCAATTCTTGCTCAGAAAATCCTTCTTTAAAGCAATAGTAATTTGATTGGTCAATCGTTGAGTCTGTATTGAAAATTGGTTTAATTTGCATGATTTATTAATTTTTTTACCACATCTTGAAACGTATCGGATTCTAATTGCATCACATGTTCATAATCTTTACTTGTAACACTCAATTCACCAACTGCCTTAAAATTAGTTATGTTATATATTTTTCTTTTATGATAATCTTTATTCCACCAATATAATAAGTCATCACCAAAAAATACTTTTAATCCTTTGTCAATAACAATATAGTTTGATTTTTTGATTATCATCATACAACCAAAACCTAAACTTCTACACGGTGCTTCTTCAAAAATATAATCATCATTATCGTTATTGTGTTCTTCATAAAAGTTTGCATTTGCGTCAAACCCAATAACACCAAAATCTAAATCATTGATTCTTGATAAGTTGTGATATAAATTTTTAAAATTAAAACTTATATCATCATTCAATATACATAAAATTTCGTTAGTAGCATACTCAAAACCCAAATTCCATGCGGGATTTACAAAAATGTTCTCATCTTGTTTGAATACTTTTATTTGTGGGTCATTAAATGATGAATCTGTGTTATCGATAACAATAAATTCTGAATTTGGAATGTTGGCTTCTTTAAATAATTCGATATTATCCAATATCTTATCCGATTTCCATAAAGTTGGAGTTATAAATGTTATCATATGTTTACTTACTCATCAACATGTTTCTCACAAACTCATTATTGTTCATTAATCCCGACACATATTTTTTAGTACCATCAAGATGATTCAAATACTCACTTTCAAATCTTCTAAGGTTTAATCTTTTTATTTCCTTTGTTGCCATTTCGGGTGTGATAATATTATTACCCGCCAAAATCCAACACCAAACACCCCAACCAGCATAACCGAATTTATCCTCAAATTCAATTGTTGATGGTATTCTGTACTTACATATGTCTAATATTTCTTGAACATACTCATTTCTTGGTGCATCATCTTGTAGATATCTCCAAAATTCAGTGTTTCTACGGCCGGTAATGTAATTAACTTCAATTAAACTTTTGTGTTCATTTAAAATACCGTCTATAATTTTATTATAGGTTTTAACATTAAATTCATCTAATGTTTTTTCCACAGTGTCCCTTAAAAAAACTGAAACAAATGTTCTGATTTGTGATAGTGTAACATGAATTGCAGTTGCTTGTGCCGGTTCAACAAAAGAACCAGATAAACCCAAGGATAAAACATTCTTATTGAAAATTTTATCTAACTTACCCGTTTCAAATTTTATTGTTTTTAATGGCTCAATGTCCTCACCCATAACTTGTGAGAACTCTTCTAACGCCTTTTCTTCTGTTACAAAATTATCCGAAAATACATACCCACATCCAATTCTCTTTTGTGTTGGTACTTGAAATGACCAACCATACTTCATTGCAGTTGATACGGTCTCGGCGTTTATTTCATAATCGTCAGTATATTTCTTTTGATATAATATACTTGTGTTAACCGGCAAAGTGTCTTTGTATGAAACCCACTTATTATCCATCTTATTACTAAAAATACGAGCAAATCCCGTACAATCAATAAAGATATCACCCTCCACTTCTTTCCCATCATTTAATGTGATTGATTTAACATGACCATTTTCATTGAAATTGACATTGGTAACATCACCATTAATGTGGTTACAATAAGCTACCGATATTTTTTTCAAATATTGACCAACCTTAACACCATCGAAGTTAAATGCAAAAGATTGAATATCATCATTTGGAATAACTTCATCCCTTGATGTATAATAAGGTGATTTTTTCTGTTCCATAGCATGACCAGAAAAAGATGAAAGGTGTGGTTTATTTTTCTCTAAGTTGAATAGATAAAATATATCATTGATATGTTTCGCAGTTGGTGAAATATCAATTGGGTGATAATATTCGTCATTATAACCTTTGAAATTTTTAAACTTAATACCAAACTTAAATGTGGCATCGGTTTGATTTAAAAAATCGGAAAGATTTGAGCCGATACCCTTTAATTCATCTAAAAGAAAGTAGGTGAATAGACCGGTCACACCTTCACCGGCACCGATAATAGGAATATTTAAACTTTCAACAATCGTGATTTTATAATCAGGATTTTTTTCTTTTGCCAAATATGAGGCCGCAATCCATGCTGCAGTACCTCCACCTACTATAACTATTTTCATCTAACAATCTTCTATATTTTCTTTACCATATAACTCCATTAATTTTTCTTTTAATTGTTTATATGCAAATTCAAAAACATCAACATTTTTAAGTAAATCAATATATGGTACTTTGACACTAATTTCTTCCTCAGCTTCCTGCTCTCTTGTAATATGTTTTGGTACCGTTTTAGTGATTACCTGTGTTTTACCTTCATCGTCTTTGATGTAACTTGTTTCAGTTACTTCTTCAATTGTTGTTTTAGGTTTTTTTATTTTTATTAATTTTTTTTCAAGTCTACCTAAAGGGATTAGAATGTGGTCATCAATTTGGGTATTATAACATCTTAAGTTTTTAGAAACAATCTCAGATTCAGGTAATTTTGAATGTTCTTCATTCATAAAAATTTCAAGACTTGCTTTTAAAAATCCAATTTTACTTATCTGATATGATGCAATTCTAATATAAGCTCTGTCACTTATACCTTTGTTTGTACCTACTAATGTGTTTATTTTTAATGCCATGATTTTTAATTGTTTTATATTATTTTATTTATTTGGGTCGTCTAACAAAATTAAATTATCCGTTGTTCTACCCGGTTCATAATCATTGTAATTTTCATCAACAATAATATCAAACGCGATACTAATTCTTTCCTTTTTACCTAAATGTTTTGTGGTATAATGTGGAATATTGTTTTGAAAAAGGGTTAATTTACCTATAGTATTTATACTTTCATACGTTTCAGGATTATTAATTTGATTAATTGGGTTTATATACATTGTACTTGTATTTTCGGATTGTACAGTGACATGTCCACCCAAATAAGTGTACTTATGTGTTGCATGTAAATGAGGTTTTATTTCCTCACCATATCTTAAGACATTTGCCCAACATTGTATCCACACTTTTCTTCTTGGTGCACCTACTTGCTCTAAAAACTCGATATATTTTTCACGTATCTTTTCCTTTAATTTTTGTATCTCCTCATCATCCCAAGTTAATACATTAAAATTTTGATATCTTGATGTTAGGCTGTTTGGACCCAATCCCGTATAACCATCAGAACTTGCCGAATCGGGTGCGGGTGGTGTACTCTCAATAATTTCTTTTTCTTTTTCTAAAATTATTGAAGCAATTTTTTTAAAGTCAATGTTTATTAACCTTTCTTCACCAATGACATAAAACCACCATGGTGCAAATACTGTTTCGGGTTTGTCGCTTCTAAATTGTACTATATTCATATTATAAATTAATTAGTTTTTCAATATGTAATCTATGGTCTACACTCTTTGATTCAGCATATGTTAAACCCTGGTAATACTCTTCCCTCCATTTTTTTAATTTTTCATCAAGATTATAAACCTCGTTTTCTTTTTTAATTAAATCTCTTGATAATAATTCAATTCCTAACCCAACAAACAAAAAGGATTCCGCACCAAAATTATTACTTTGGTTCGCCGAATCAAAACCATTAGGTACCCTTTCTTTCCAAACATCTAAGTATTTTTGTAATTTATCGGATTTAACGGTAGTTTTCTCATAATCACGCCAAAATGGAGTATTGTCTTTTTTTGTTAGATAATGAAAATGTAAAAAGTTTGCAATATCATCATTAAAATTGGCGTTTACTGAATTGAATTCCTTAATCATTAATTCTTTTGGATTTTCAATTAAATTTTGTGTGACCATATTTAATGTTTGAATTGCTGACCATATTGCTGTTGCCTCTAATGGTTCGGTAAAACCGGCACTTAAACCTACCGCGATACAATTCTTAACAAAAAAGTTTTCATATCTACCGGCTTTGAATTTGATAGTTCTATTCATTTCAACGTCATGACCCAAATATTTTCTAACCTCTTCTTTTGCCGTTTCAACATCAATATAGTTGTCATCAAAAATGTATCCACAACCCCAACGATTTTGTAATGGGATTTGCCACATCCACCCATAATCCATTGCAATTGCTTTTGTGTATGGTGGTATTTTTTCACCCATAGGTAAAAAATAAGGTATAGCCGTATTGACCTTTAATTTGTCTTCGTAGGATATCCAATTTGTTTTAAAATGGTCACCTATTATTAATCTTTTAAATCCTGAGCAATCAAAAATAAGGTCACAATCGTATTGTACATCATTACAAATTACATTTTTTATGTATCCATCTTCGTTGTTATTAATTTTACTAACAACCCCCTCAATTCTTTTTATTCCCCTACTTTCAGCAACACTTCTTAAATATTTAGCAACCAAATGAGCATCAAAATGTAATGAATAAATAGCAATTAAATCCTCAAACCCATCAATTTCAATATATGGACTTTTATCATTGTATGATAAAATACTATTGATATATGAATTTTCAATCACATCCTCATTCGCCATTAAATTGATAAGAGAATACGGTATACCTAAGTCGGCCAATCTGAATTTAGCCAATACACGTTCATATTTTTTTAAATTGTAAGAAACTTCTTTTCTTTCTACATCAAACGGATGAAAATAACTTTTACCGTCTTTTCTCCAATTTTCAAAATTTATACCTATTTTAAAAGTGGCATTTGTGTTTTTGATAAAGTCTACTTCTCTAATACCAATTTTTGACAAAAACGAAGGGAAAAGAGGTGTGGAACCTTCACCTGCACCTAAGATACCAATCTCTTCACTTTCAATTAATGTTATATCGTATTTGTCTGATAAAAAATTAACATAAAGTGCAGTTAACCATCCGGCAGTACCTCCACCAACTATTACAATTTTTTTATTTTCCATTATATTATGTTATTAATGACAATATATGAAAAAATATTAAAAAAATCAACCTCCAAAATGTTTATTAAAGAATGTATTATCTACATCATCCCATTTTTTTTCAATACAGGCATCTTTATGAAATCTAAATGCCAATTGTATTAATACACAACCACATGAACCACATCTGTAATCACCTCTCAATTCGGTATCCTCGTTTTCAACTCTATATTCACAAGTTTCACAAACTGAGGCTCTATTTGTTGCCAATTCTATTTGTTTTGGACTTGGGTTATGAGATTCAACCCAATCATTTACTTCTTTTATAAAACTCATAATTATTTAATTTTTAATAAATTTTAGGTACTTGTAACCACTCTTGTAATGGGTCTTCCCAAATAAATGTATAGTCAGCGTCTGGCGGACAATCTGGTTTAGGAATTGGTGGTTCATAAACGCATTTTTCTTCGTTTAAAATCCAAGTTGGTCCACCTGATGGTGGAATAAATGCGTCCCTCACTTCATCATAATAATAACCCTTGCATGCGTAATTTTTTCTTATTGCCGGTTTACCGTCAGGTAGACGGTCGGGTCCATAATGTACACCTTCTCTTGTATTATATGATGTTTGAATCCATCTACCGGGTTGCTTTAATACGTTATTTATAAAGTCAGCACCCATTTCTTCATCGTCGTTATTTAAAACAATAATGTTTTCTACAATGTTTTGTTCGTTTACTAATGCAAAATGTGCCATAATATTTTTTATTGATAATATATTAATTCTTTTTAAAAATTTACAGTATATGTTCCAGAATATCTAAATACGTGGTTCGTTCTACCGTCTTTTGATGCAATTGAATAACCTCCTTGTCCCCTTTGTCCTCCATCATAAATAATCCACACATTACCGTATCCACCGCCACCGCCGTTTTCACCACATGTTGCTCTTGAGCCACCACCACCATCACCAGCACCACCTAATCCATCACTAGAACAGTGTTGAAATGACCCACCCTTACCATAAGCATCTCCAGACCTCCATTCTGCCTGAACAGGACCACCGTTTACTTCACTAGCACCACTACCACCAGTTCCACACCATTGATTATTACCAATATCAGTTTCACAACCTCTAATTCCGGTGTTACCTCCAGGTACCCATGCAATACCTCCTTTTATTAAATTACTATCCCATCCTGAACCACAGTCAAATTGTGCATCTTTACCATGGTTATATGAACCACCACCTCCACTGGCACTACCACATCCACAAAAATATGCTCTACCTCCATAAAATCCACCAACCCCATCTTGTACACCTAAAGTTCCTACAATTGCTGGTGCTTGATAGTTTGAACAAGCATCTCTACCTCCTCCACCACCTGAACCACCCTGACCACCTGTTAATGTATATCCACCACCATAACCACCACCATAGGCTGTTATTTCACCGAAACTTCCTTGTACTTTACTTTCACCACCAGTACCTCCGTGTCCTGGTGAACCTCCATTACCGCCTCCACCTCCACCACCAACTGTGACAGTAATTGTGGTACCTTTTCTTACCGAATATCCACGCGCTTTTACGAATCCACCTGAACCTCCGCCACCTCCACCTTGGAAGCTGGCACCTCTACCACCCCCACCTCCTCCAGCGAGGATATACATGTCAATCGTATAAAAATCACTATAACCCCAAAACTCACTCATTGAATCGGGAGTTCCTTTATTGGCTGATGCACTTAATGTTCTTAATGAACCAGCACCTTCCGCTAATTCGCTTCTTATTTGAGATATCGAAATTGTTGTACTGTTAGGTAATGGCATAATATTAATTAATTTTTATCTTTTATTCAATAATACCGTTAGAGTAATATTCTACAGTTAATAAATGGTTGTATACTTGTTCTTCAAGTGACAATGCGTTTTCAGATTTGTCAAGATTAAATACAACATCCATATTAGTTATTTTTTCCAAATTAGGATAATTACTTATTTTTCCTGTATGATTACCGGTCAATAATCCTATCGGTGCTTCATTATTATCTTTGGCAATTTTACTTTGATAAACCAAAATAAATGGGTTTATATAATGACCCGCTTTCCAAAAAATATCTTTTGCGGTACTATTAACATCTTCATCATTTGCCCTTATAAATTCATCATATTCCATAAACACATAATATGCGTTATCATATGATGTTATATTATTTAATGAATTATATATATTTGTTAATCCCATTTTATTATTAAACTTATATATAAATATCTGTTATGAAACTTTTTTAATCATTTCAATTAGTTTTTTATTATCTATAGATGTTTTCAAAGCCTGTTCCACATTATACTTGTATGTTTCCATCCACTTTAAAAAATCACCGTTTAAATTATAGATTTCGTTTTCTTTTTTAAATATTTCTTTCGATATTAAATTATTGTCAAGTCCAACACCAACTTCAATATAACTAATATTTGGAAATGTTTCAACAATATTTCTATCAAAAATATTTGGTGTACGTTCTTTCCAAGTTTTTAATTTTTTATCTAATGTCTTTGGTATAATTGTACTTTTCTTATAATCTTTCCAAAATGGTGTATCGTCTCTATCCGTTAAATAATGGTAATATAAGAAATCTAAAACACTATCATTAAAGTTATTGAAATACTCATTATACTCCTCTCTAAATAAATCGGAAGGATATGTAAAATTCATTTTGGTTAGATATGTTAATTGGGATATTGCAATCCATATTGATGTGGCTTCAATTGGTTCTGTAAATCCGGCACTTAAACCGACAGATATACAATTTTTAATCCACACATCTTTAAATCTACCAGCATTAAAATCAATTACTTTATTAATCTTAATTTCTTTACCAACCATTTCTTCCACCTCTTTCTTAGCTTCATCCACATTGATATAATTCTTATCAAAAATATATCCACAACCATATCTACTTTGTAATGGTATTTTCCACATCCAACCATATTTCATGGCAATTGCATCTGTGTGTGGTTGTATGATGTCATCTTCTTTATCTAAGAAGAATGGTATTGCACAATTAACTTTAAGTTGATTCTCATATGATATCCACTCACTCTCATAATGTTTACCGATGATTAATCTTTTAAACCCGCTACAATCAAAAACAAAATCAATATTAGATACTGTTATGTCCTCAACTAAATTAATTGAACATATATTTCCGTCATTATCATTTTGAATATCTTTGACTGTACCTTCAATTCTTTTTATACCTCTTTGTTCTGCTTTTTTTCTTAAAAATTTTGCCATTAAAGTAGCATCAAAATGATATGAATAACTTACTACCTTTTTGAATGTGTCATCGATATATAGATAAGGTGACCTATTATTATATGATAATAAATGGGTGATTAATCTGTCATCTAATTTTTCATCGTTTGCTATTAAATTTGTAATAGTATAATTTGTTCCATTAGGTGTTAAACCAACTGATGTGACATTTCCTGATTTAACAATTTCCTCAAAATTTAATGATTTATCATCAACACCAAAACCATGCATGTATTTTTCACCATTACCTCTCCAATTCTCAAAATTTATACCTAATTTAAATGTGGCATCGGTCTCCTTTATAATTTCTTCTTCACTAATTCCTAAATTATAAAGAAAATATGGAAAAATGGGTACTGAACCTTCTCCAGCACCTAAAATACCAATTTCTTCACTTTCAATAAGTGTTATGTTATAATCAGGTGCAATTTTGTTTAAATAGAGTGCGGTTAACCAACCAGCGGTACCGCCACCAACAATAACTAATTTCATATATTAAATTATTTACATAATTTAACAAAAAAAATTGTTAAATGGAAGGGTTATTGGGTGTTGTAACTGTTGCCCATGGTAATGGTAAGTTATATTCGGTTACAAATTGAACTGAATCATTATCTATACGATTTTGAATTTCTGTTTTAAATTCAATAATATCAAGACTATTTTCCAACCATGATATGATAGTTTCTTGATTTATATTACTGTAATCAATAAAAGATTCTGTATTTGGGGCCGGTAAATTTAACTTACCCGTAACAAAAGCGTTCACACCATCTTCTCTTGTACCTCTATAAACATATGTTATTGCACTAATAACATCACTCAAACCATCCAACGATTTTTGTGGGTGTAAATTCATAATTTCCCATTGATATATTGTTTCCATATTAGTCTAAACCTACGTGTTTTTTAATTTTATTTACTTCTTCAGTTAATTCTTTAATTGCCTCAATTAACAATGGTACAATCTTATCATATTTTACTGTTAAATAATTTTCGCCAGATTTTGAGGTTGTAACACCATCTTCCGATGTGTCAAAATCAAATGGTGCTAACGATACTACTTCAGGTAAAATTGATTGTACTTCTTGTGCTGAAACACCGACTTGTAATTTAGCATCGTTATATCCAAAAGTTTTCGCTAAATCATTATTAACATAGTAAAAACCATTTAATTTGTTAACCTTATCTAACGGATTTTCAATTGGGCCTAAATTTTCTTTTAATCTTTCATCAGAATAATATGCTGTAATATCACTTGTAGCGGCTATTTGATTTGGAACATAAAAGGCTTTACCATTGTAGACTCTCACCCAACTTGTATCTTGCATAAAAATACCACCATCATATGACCCATTGTACCAACCTGTAGCACCTTGACTTCTAAACCAGTTTGGTGCGTAAACCGTATCAAATGTTGGACCATTGTTGGTATTAACATATTGGTTCATTGCAGACGCATAAACGTTTGATGTACCTGAAGGTCCTGTTGGTCCTTGAGGACCTGTGTTACCATTTGTACCATTAGTACCTGAAGGTCCTTGTCTACCTTGTGGACCTACGGGACCTATTGGTCCTATTGGTCCTTGTGGACCTGCTCCACCAACGTTACCTGTTGGACCTGTATTTCCTTGATTACCCTGTGGGCCAGTTGGACCCGTGTTACCTATATTACCCTGTGGACCTACGGGACCTATTGGACCTTGTGGTCCTGTGACACCATTGTTACCTGCAGGTCCTGTGTTACCTTGATTACCTTGAGGACCAGTTGGTCCTGTGTTACCTATATTACCCTGAGGACCTATTGGTCCTTGTGGTCCGGTTGCCCCCACATTTCCTTGGTTACCCTGAGGACCTGTAGCACCATTGTTACCATTATTACCCGCATTACCTTGGGGTCCTGTTGGTCCTGTATTTCCTTGATTACCTTGAGGTCCCGTGGCACCATTGTTACCATTGTTACCTGCAGGTCCTGTGTTACCTTGGTTACCTTGAGGTCCCGTGGCACCATTGTTACCATTATTACCCGATGGTCCTTGTCTACCTTGAGGGCCTACGGGACCGATTGGTCCAATATTACCTTGTGGTCCTATATTACCCTGAGGGCCAGTTGGACCAGTATTTCCTTGATTACCCTGAGGTCCTGTGGCACCATTGTTACCATTGTTACCTGCAGGTCCTGTATTTCCTTGGTTACCCTGAGGACCTGTTGGACCAGTATTTCCTTGATTACCCTGAGCACCATTATTACCATTATTACCATTGATACCTGATGGTCCTTGTCTACCTTGAGGGCCTACGGGACCAATTGGTCCAATATTACCTTGAGGACCTGTCGCACCAGTATTTCCTTGATTACCTTGAGGGCCTGTTGGTCCTGTATTTCCTTGATTACCTTGAGGACCCGTTGCGCCAGTATTTCCTTGGTTACCTTGTGGACCTGTGGCACCTGTATTTCCTTGATTACCTTGGGGACCAGTTGGGCCTGTGTTACCTTGATTTCCTTGTGGTCCTGTTGGTCCTGTTGGTCCTGTATTTCCTTGATTACCTTGAGCACCGTTGTTACCATTATTACCTGATGGTCCTTGTCTACCTTGTGGACCGACAGGTCCGATTGGGCCAGTATTTCCCTGATTACCTTGTGGACCTGTCGGTCCTGTATTTCCTTGGTTACCTTGAGGACCTGTTGGTCCAACATTACCTTGAGAACCCACGTTACCCTGAGCACCAGTATTTCCTTGATTTCCTTGTGGACCTAAGTTACCAAATGCACCTTGATTTCCTTGCGGACCTGTTAGTCCAGTATTTCCTTGGTTACCCTGAGGACCTGTTGGTCCGACATTACCTTGCGGACCTGTGGCTCCTTGATTACCTTGTGTACCCACATTACCTTGAGGACCAAGATTACCAAACGCACCTTGATTTCCTTGCGGGCCTGTTGGTCCTGTATTTCCTTGGTTACCTTGAGGACCTGTTGGTCCAACATTACCTTGAGGTCCACTATTTCCTTGATTACCTTGCGGTCCTGATGGACCTGTGTTTCCTATTGGACCTGTGTTACCCTGATTACCTTGAGGACCTGTTGGTCCTGTGTTACCCTGATTACCTTGTGGTCCATTTGGACCTATATTTCCTTGATTTCCTTGAGGTCCTATAACCCCCTGAGCACCCGTTGGTCCTTGTGGTCCTGTTACGTTTGATGAACCACCCGCGGGACCTGTTGCACCTTGATTACCTTGATATCCTTGTGGACCTATTGGTCCTGTACCACCTTGGTTACCTTGAAAACCTTGAGGACCGACGTTACCATTTAAACCGTTAGTACCTGTAGGTCCAGTATTTCCTTGATTACCCTGAGGACCTGTTGGTCCCGTTGTTCCCGCATTTCCTTGATTACCTTGTGGACCAGTTGGTCCCACATTACCTTGAGGACCAGTAGCACCTTGATTTCCTTGAGTTCCCGCAGGTCCTGTGTTACCTTGATTACCCTGAGGTCCGGTTAAACCAGTATTACCTTGATTACCTTGTGGACCAGTTGGTCCAACATTACCTTGTGGGCCGACATTTCCTTGATTTCCTTGTGGTCCTGTTAAACCAGTATTTCCTTGATTACCTTGAGCACCTGTTGCACCCACATTACCCTGATTACCTTGTGGGCCTGTTGGTCCCACGTTACCTTGGGGTCCTGTTGGTCCTTGTGGACCACCCACTAATAAATTTGTGGCAACACCTGCAGCAGTTTCAGTTAAATCAATATACGCACCTCGAGCGGAACCTCCTTGTTCAAAAATTCTTATTTTATTTTGGTAAGAGTCGATTGTTATACCACTACCTGTAAGTGTGGTATTTGTCTCAGGTTTACCTAATAATAATTCTCCACCTTCGTCACCCCCAATTGCGTCTAGTGTTAATTTTCCACCAGCACCACCACCAACCGATAAAGAACCGGTAATTACAGAATTATTTTTAGCAATGACACCATTGCGTGCCACAAATTCATTTGCCATATATTGTTACTTTAGTTCACTGTCCCTAAAGTGAGGGTTTATTAATTAATAAATATCGGAAAATACATAATTATCTTAATTCAAAATATTAAATGTTATCTATTGATGATGTCCATTCTTCAGTTGATAGTATCTCTAATATTTCTTCATGTGTATATGGTCCTTCTGTATTCTCTAAAGTAGATATAAATGAAGGTTGTTCACCTGACCATTTTACAAATGTTTTTGAATTATCAACTGATTTTCTTACAGTTTCTTCTGAGGTTTCTAATACTTGACTAAAATCAACTTTAGAAAGTTCTGTGATTGGAAAAATGAGGTATTCTCTTGTGCTATACATATTATATTAAATTAAATCTTGATTTTAATGCGTTATAGTTTTGAAGTTGTTCCTCTGCAGATAATTGTCTATTATACATATAAACCGATACCAATTTTCCTTGAAATCCTCTACCTGGATATCCACTTGCACCTAAATGATATGCAAAGTTAACAGGAAAATTTACACCTTGATTTGTTCTATATCCACCAAAGATATTCCAACCTGAAACTAATGTATTTGAAACTGTTCCATTTCTATAATATGTTGTAGCCGTTCCACTTGCCCAGTTATTTTGGTCTCCAGGATTTGATATATTCCAAGGACCGGTACCATTTACATTACCAAATCTTAAACTATTATCTTGTGAAACACTATTAGGGGTATCCGCAATTAATCCAGATATACCATTAGCTTGAGAATGAGTAAAATCCGGTTGAAATACTATGGTAACATCTAAATAATTTTGACTAATTGTAGAAGAAATATAGTTTCCATCACCCGCCGTGGCAAAATTAAAATAACTTTTTGGACCATCATTTACAAAAGCCACACTTCCATTTATGGTTCCGTGTGCATTATTTCCTGATAAATCGTACCATGTTGTTCCATTACCTGGGTATGAATTTTTATCAGTAGCATCTAACGCTAATATTAACCCATTCGTTACTATTTTTCCATTTGCATATTGTACTGCCATATATTTTTATCTTAATCCAAATCTTGATTTTAATGCGTTATAGTTTTGTTGTACTTCTGTTGCAGATAGTGTTTTGTTGTAAACTTTTGCAGATGCCATTGAGCCAGAAAACCAACCACTGCCGAAGTTACTTCGACCCATATTTAAACTAGCCGAAGTTACTAAAGGTGATAGGGCCATTGACCCCGCACCCATTAATACACCATTCACATAAACACTTGAGGTTTGGTTAGTATAGTTAAAAGTATTAACAAAATGATACCATGAACCTGTAGTAATTGTTCCTCCACCGATGTCAGTATATGTTGGTGTCCCATAAAATGAAGCGTAAATGTTATTTCCTCTAACAACTATTGAATATGTACCTCCATTAATTGCGGATTGTGCAGAATTAATTAAGGTTCCATTTGAACCTGTGGTAAAATTTGCCCAAAATTCGGTAGTAAAACTACTACTAATTAAACTAAAATTTGAATTGGGTAAAGTGTTCAATGTAACATAATCATTTGTTCCATCAAATACTATTGTACCTCCTTTAGTTGAGTTATAGGTTGGTCCATTGGTCAATGTCCCATTATTTACCTTCCCACTAACGTCTTTCCATGTTAAACTACCACTGATATAACTATTTTGGTCACTAGCATCTAAATCTAACACTAAACTTGAATCTCTTACAATATTTGGTCCTGCAGATATTCCCATATTATTTTAAATTAAATCTTGATTTTAATGCGTTATAGTTTTGTAGGATTTCTGTTGCTGATAAAGCACGATTGTAGACTGTAACTTGTGAGATATTTCCGTTCCAATATTCACCCGGTAAATTAAACTGTGGTGCTTCTAACCCCCACCTACCTAAATTATACACAGTGTTACCAGTAAAAAGGCCAGTAGCAGTCCTAGAAGATATAAAACTTCCGTTTTGGTATACAGATTGCAGCAGACTTGAATTAAGAGTACATGTTAAATAAGTAAAATTTGCACTAGTATTAGATAAAGTAGTAACTAAACCACTAGTATATAAGTCAAATCTAAATGATGTTGTGCTAGATACAAATCTAAGATGAATTGATTTGTTGTTAGAAGCTTCAGTACCAAGAGAAAACACGATTTTATTGGATGAGATATTTCCTGTTTTTAACCAGATACCTATTGTAAATTCACTGTTTGATAGTGAGGTGGCAAGACTCCCAGATATATAATCATCAACCCCATCAAACACAATACTACCACCATTTGTTGAACTATAAGTTGGCCCATTTGTTAATGTTCCATTATTTCCATTACCACTCAAATCGTTCCATACCGTTCCGGTACCAGAATAACTATTTCTATCCGCAGCATCTAATGATAATATTAAACCACTTGTTACAATTTTAGGACCATTTCCAAATGCCATTATAATAGATTTACAAAACTTTTTATTGTCCAACCAGTGGTTGGTAACACAGTAGATAATACAACATTTCCCGTACTTAGTGAAGCGGTTAATGCAACGTTGTCTGTTGTTCCAATATCAGTTGTTGAATTTTCTGTATACGTTATTGAATTTCCGTTCCAAACAGCTATTAATTGACCAGCTCTAGCGTTAGAACCTGATGCCAATGTATAATTGTAAAATACCGATGTAAATGAACTTGTTGCGTTGGTTGATATTGTTTGGGTACCTGAAGCCAATGACGCAATATTTTGATTTACTAATTGAGATGAACTAAGAATTATTTGATTAGTTACTCTCAAACTACCACTAATATCCGCCTTATATATTGGTGTTTCTGTACCAAAACCAACCATTGATTGTGAAACAAATAACGCCTTTTGACCAAATTGTCCTATACGTACTGTATTATCTGAGAATCCTTCCATTAATGGTAGACCCGCAGCAGTATTAACTGAGAATAATGAACCTGATAATGAATCATCTATTTGGAATAGACGACCTGAAGTTCCATCCACTGTGAATACACCTGAACCACTACCAATTAACGATGCCGCAACTCCTGAACTTGATACAAACAATGAACCTGTTATTGCTTCACTACCACTAATGTTAAGTGAACCTGTAACTTTGTGAATGTCAGTAGAAATGTTACCAATTGTAACACCGGTTTGATTCACTTGTAATTCGGTTGAACCACCAATCGATACTCCTAAAATACCATTTAATGTTTGACTACCCGATATATTTAAAGAACCTGTAATTTTGTGAGTGTCAGTAGAAATGTTACCAATTGTAACACCTGTTTGATTAACTTGTAATTCGGTAGAACCTCCAATTGTGACATTTAAATTACCAATTAACGTTTGACTACCTGAAATATTAACCGAACCCGTGAATTGATGAGTATCATCTATAGTATCACCAAATTTAGTTGAACCTGATGAGAATGATGTGGTTAAATATGTAACAGAAGATGAGACAATAAATTGTTGTGCAATTAAATTACCTTGAACGGTTAAATCTCCCGTTATTGTACCACTACCAATAACATTTAATGAACCTGTAAGTGATGATGAACCACTTACGTTTAATGAACCGGTAACAGTTTGATTACCGTTGAATACATTTGACCCAGTTATTGCAAAACCTAAGTTACTTATTTGTGAACTACCACTTACAATATCTGATGGTATACCTGTTAACCCACTATATATAACTTGTGAAGAACCTGATACTACACCGTCAGAATTTAATTTATTTTTAATAGTTGTATCAATAGAACTGCTAAATGTATTTAAACTACTTGTTACACCTTCAATTGAATCTAATCTATTGTTTTGTGCTAAATTGGTTGATGCCACTGATGATGATAATTCACCTATGCTTGAACTTAATGAACTACTAAATGTTGAGTATCCTGTTGTTCCTGTAATTTCAATTTGTGAAGAACCTGATACCAATGGTGTTGTTTCCGAAACTATGGTTCCCGTAACTATTAAAGAACCAGTAATAACTTGAGATTGTTTAAAGTGGTTTGAACCTGTTGTTGCATAACTACCTGTGACACCTTCAATTGAATTTAGTCTATTGTTTTGTGCTAAATTGATTGATGCTACTGAAGATGATAATTCACCAATACTTGAGCTTAACGAACTACTGAATGTTGAATAACCCGTAGTTCCTGTAATTTGAATTTGTGAAGAACCTGATACTAGTGGTGTTGTTTGTGAAACAATGGTTCCTGTTGTTAAAAAAGAACCAGTAATTTCTGTATTAGAATTTATACTAACGTTTGTACCATTGTCGGTAATATTACTATCTATTAGGTGTTCAATACCGGTCCCTTTTGGGATTCTATTTTGTGTTAAATAAGTTTCATTTCCTAAATCACCATAAGTCTCGGGTCCCAATAAGAAAACGGACGATGTTACAATCCCTTGGGATTGATGAATAAATATAAATTCGTCTTTTTGTGAATCAAACAAAAACGAACCTGAAACTTGTGGATTTGACCCACTATCAACAACCGCCAATCCACCATATCTAACGCCAGGATTAGATGCGTTAAGTTTAATAATATTGGTTGATATATCTAACTGTGACGATGTAACATAAACAATAGAAGATGAGCCTAATACCGTTAAATCCTGTGTGATGATAACCGACCCAGAAACGGTTTGACTACCATAAAAAGTATTAGAGCCCGTTGTTGCGTAAGTTAAATCCGTTAATAACGCACCATTACCTTTAAATGTACCACTAATGATACCACCATCATAAACGTATAGATTACTACCACTGTTTAAGATTAATGAACTATTTTCAGTTAACGCTAATGTTGCATCAAATGTTGCAGAACCTGAGGAAACAATTAATGAACCTGTAATTTGAGTATTTGAATTAATACTTACAGTCGTTCCATCATCACTTATGTTTGAATCAATTATATGATGTTCGTCATCCGCTTTTGGAATACTATTTGTCGTTAATCCATATTCTTGACCTAAAGACCCCGTATTTCTAGGACCCATGATAAATAACGAAGAACTATATGTATCATGATTTGGTACAACTTCCACCCATCTATCTTCTAATGTATCCCACGCTAACGATGCGGTTTCATTTACACCCTCATAATCTAAAACTTTTATACCACCAAATCTACCTAAAGAACTTGTGGTTGTTACTGTAATCCAGTTATCGTTTACCAATAATGTGGACGCTGTTACATAATTATAATACGCAGTACCTGAAACGGTTAAGTCACCCACAATAGTTGCCTCACCTGTAACTTTTAATGTACCGGTAATTTCTGTATTAGTGTTAATTCTTAAACCTTCAGTATTTGAAATAGAAGCAGTTGCATTACCATCCGCAATTCTTGCCGTATTTAACCCCGTAACACCACTTATTGGTATATTATAAAGTCCAGCACCATTTCCTGTAAATGAACCCGATACGGTATTTCCTACTATTGCTCCATTTACTTTTAATGACGCATTTGAACCGGTAATTTCAACACCACCATTTCCAGGTTGAATTATTATTCCACCATCAGGTGATTGTATATATGTTTTACCTAAATTATCTCCAATTATATTAAATTTGGTTGCTTCACTTGCCAAAGATATACTACCAGTGAATTGGTGTGTGTCGTCATTTGAGTTACCAAATTTAGTGGAACCAGATTGAAATAAAACAGACGATGTAACATAATCTGTATGTATTTCTTTTGCGGTGATTGTTCCATCAATATAAACATCGGTGTTTACTCTAAATCCATTGGCTTGAGATATTGATGCACTAACATTACCATCATAAATTTTATTTAAGTTAGTTATACCTGATATTGGTATGTTAGTTAATCCACTACCATCACCACTAAATAAACCGGTTAACGAACCTGTAAAAGAACCCGTAAAAGAACCTGTCGAGTATGATGATGTAAATGAATTAAAATTACTTCTTATACTACCACTTTCAGTTTCTAAAAACCCTAATCTACTAGCAATTGATGATGAAACTAATGTTAAATTTGTTACACCTTCTATTGGTATATTTGTTAAAGCGATACCATCACCATTAAATGAACCAGTAAAGGAACCTGTAAATGACCCGGTGGTATATGATGATGTGAATGAATTAAAATTACTTCTTATACTACCACTTTCATCTTCTAACGCATCTAATTGTAAGCTAATTGAGCTAGAAAAAAATGGTAATTCTGTAACACCACTAAGTGGTATGTTATATAAGCCCGAACCATCACCTTTATATGAACCAGTAAATGATGCAGATTCAAAGTTTGACTGATATGAAGCAGAAAGTTCTAAAAAACTTGAGGATAATAAATCAATACTTGATGTTAAATTATCATAACCCGTGGTGCCTGTGATAAGAACTTGGGCAGACCCTGAAAATAAACCACCACTATCAAATAGACTTGATGAACTAATTGTTTCCCACAATTTTGTATCTCCATCAAAAATTGGTAGATAACCATTTAATGGTGAATTTAAATTAATCTCTACAGGTTTTCTACTTACTAATCTTCCCATTTTTAGTTATTTGCGTTTTCAAGCACGGATAATACTACATCTAATACTCCAGATTCGTTGGTTGTCATTACTAATTTATCATTTCTTTCCAATACAAGTTTACCACCAAAAGGATTTAACGATTCTTCAGTTGGTATTGCACCATTATTAAGTAATGTAATTGTGGTGCCCGTATATCCACTTTTTATTATCCCAACACTAACTCTTTTAGTGGTGGCAGACATATTTGTAACCTGTGCAGATAAAACAATTGTTGAAATGTCCAAATCTTCTTGGTATATGTCATTACTACCACTTGTTAATGTTGTGGTAATTAATCGGAATTTATTTAAAGGTAATGAACTAGTAACTGCCATATTTTTATTTATTTAAAATTTTTATTTTAGGTCTCAAGTGCTAAATTTATTGGTGTTATTTGTGCAGAAATTGCTTTATTAAACGTTCTACCTTCAATCGTACCCGTTTGTTGTCTAATAACAAAGTCGTTACCTTGATATTGGTCACCCGTTTCATCACCACCTGTGTAATAAACACGACCACCACTCTCTTGGAATACTCTGATTGTTAAATTAGTTTCTCCAACACCACCTTGGTTAATTGGTAGTCCTAAAAAGTTAACACCTGAACCCGCATATGAGAAATCATGTGACGTTGATGTAATTAGTGAACCAAATTCGACTAACAAATCTCCACCGGCCTCGTCAATAATTACTCTCTGTATGGTATCTTCAACAACATCTAATAATTGACTCACTTTGGTAATTGTCGAAGCACTTATTGAACCAAATAAATTATCGGGGTCATCTACAAAATATTCTCTAATGTATTGGTATGCCCTAACAAAGTCATCCGCAATACCCGTATTTCCAGTTGTAATTGGGAAAGAAACGACAGCACCCTGTGTAAAACCACTCTGAACAGGTAATGTTTGCGTCTGACCCGTTGTTGTGTCTTGACCAACAAAGAATCCCGACGCTATTTGTGAAACACGTGCAACTACGGGTGATAATAAATCATCACAGATGGCATCGATTAACAATCCTGAATCCTTAATTGTTGACGCATATATTGTGGAACCGGTATTACTATACGATGCCGCATATGTACCATATAATGCCAATTGTGAAATCATATATGTTTGAATATCGGTTTTCTTTGTTGCAATGTATGCCGAAGCAACTGAATCAACGGTGGTACCCGTAACTAATGTAATATCCGGTTTTACTAATATTCTTAACCCTTTTGAACGTAAACCATAATCACCAAATGTTGTATTTGAGTTTAACAATGAAGCGTGTCCACCATCAATACAATAAACACCGACTCTACTAAAGTTAGTAAAGAATGATACCATTTGACCGTATCCTCGACCTCTGGCACACATACCAATACCATTAAAAGCAACCTGAGTATATGAATCCACAATCATTGATTTAAGTGGACTGTATGGGTCTAAAACGGAGTCATCTATTAACATTCCACCCGGTCCATTACCCACCAACGGATTTGCGTTATCAAAATCTAATGGAGTGTAGAACTTATTGAATGGTGTGTTAATTGCTGAACAGTTTTGTACATATGGTGATGTTGAAATGTATGCACCCGGTGCAAATGCGAAGAAGAAACCACTTCTTGGGTCTTCTAAATCATCAATTTCACAACCTTCCAATCTTAATCCTTGTGCGTAACAACCATTATTCATTAAAAATAGATTATTACCTTTTGTTCCATTAGTAGGTCGTACAACTACAGACCTTAAATCATCACCTAAAAGTGAAACATTACTTACTAATGTAATTGGTGCCTCTTCAACATAGTATCCACTTTTAACACGGATACTTGTTCTATAAGGATAAGGATTTGGTGGATTTAATGCGAGTGATGCAGACGCCGCTTGTGCCGCCACTTTAATTGTTCTAAATGGTGTCGATAATGTTTTTCCATCATTTGAATCACTACCATCTTCACTAACATAAAATACTTTTTCAGTATAACCTACGTTAGTTAAATTACTTCCATCACCATAAATTGAACCTGATACCTTTAACGAACCCGTAATTTCTGTTTTAGTGTTTATTCTTAAACCTTCGGTATTTGAAATGGAGGCCGTTGCATTACCATCGGCAATTCTTGTTGTATTTAATCCGGTAACTCCACTTATTGGTATATTAATTAATTGACTACCGTCACCTCTAAATGAACCACTAATGTATCCAGTATCTTGTACATGTAGATTACTACCACTTGTTAATATTAAATCACTATTTTGTGCAATTAAACCAGTATCAATATAACCAATTCCATCGGTAACTATCAATGAACCTGTTATTCTTTGAGTACCTTCTAATCTAATACTACCACTAAGATTAATAGAACCTGTATTCGATGCGTTGGTAATAACTAGTTCTTCAATCGATGTTCCTAATGAACCCGATTTTGCCATGAACGCCTTACCGTCAGTTGTGTTTAATGCTAATTCACCTAATTCAAGATTTGAATTTGTTGGTTTTTGACCTGATACACTACTCCTACGCAGTCTAATGATTTGTGCCATATATATGGTTCTATTTTATATAAAATCTTGTGATATATATCACATTTAATTTGACCTATATAGGTCTCTATATAAATACACAAAATTTCTATTTAAATAAATAAAATGTGAAAAAAATTATAAACCGTATGTGGTTTTAATGGCATTGAAATTTGTGGTAATCTCAGCACTCGATAATGCTCTATTATATACTCTCATTTGGTAAAACACAGGTTGGTTTGCGGTAACTGAACTATTTAATCTATCGGCAGGTCCAGTTCCCGTATTTACGTGTCTTGCACCAAAGTAAAAATCACCAGTTGCATATCCACCAGCTGGGTTACTAAGTGTTGCCGTTGAACCGAATTGTGTGCCGTTTAAATATAGAAGTTTACTTGTATTATCAATTACGAAGACCCAATGTCTAATTACATTACTAGCAGTTATTGTTGCATTTGTTACATTTGCTGTAGGAGAACCCCATGTTATTGTTGTGGAATTTGCCATATATGCAAAATACCCCCTACTAAAACTATAAGCCTCATTACCCCAAATACTAGCCCAATGTGAATTCGGGTTAAAAGATGCAACAATTTCAATTGTTGAGGTTGCTCCCGTAATATTATATGGAATACTAATATATCCCGTACCTGTAGAATCGGTATTATTTAATTTAATACCACCACCATTATTTGAAACATATGATGTTGTACCATTTAATGTTGCATTAAAACCATTACCCGAAGTATCACTCCAAACTGTACCCGAACTAGGTGCCGAAGCTAAATTCATAATCAAACCATTCGTCACAATTGCATTTGAACCTGAACTTGGTGTTACTGTTGGTGTAATTGTTGATGTTGGTGTAATGGTTGGTGTTATAGTGTTAGTCGGAGTTGGGGTAGGTGTGACAGGTGTTGGTGTGTTTGTTGGGGTCATACTAGGTGATGGTGGTGGTCCCAATAAACTAACCTTAATGTAACCACTACCAGTATTATATGTATTTAAATTTTCAACAGTATACCCTTCAAATGTTGTTAATGAATTATAGTTACCATCTGATGTTCCAATATATGAAATACTTCCACTAATATAGGAACCTCCTCCTCCACCACCATCGGATTGTGTTCCACCATTAGAGAAACCAGTACCACCGCCTGAATATCCACCACCCGCACCTGCGGAAATGATACCATTACCACCTCCACCACCACCGAATCCACCTCGGCTTGATGCGTATGAAGATGGGTCACTCCAAGAATTGTTTGTACCTCCACCTTTAGAACCGCTAATAAATGAATAACCACCTTCTCCATAGTTTGCAACATAACCAAATGGTTTTGTTAAAGTACCATTACCATTCATACCGTGACCATAGAAACCCGCACCCGCACCTCCATCATATGTGTTAGAACCACTATGTGATGTTCCACCATTACCATTTATCCCACCTAAAGAGCCTCTTCTTGATGTTCCTCCAGTATTTGTTGTTACACCATCTTTACCATAATACGGTCCACCGGCAAATGATGTATAATGACCTGTACCTCCACCACCACCTGCAACTATTAACGGTGTTTGTTGTGAACCTGAGATAGCCACGAATGTACCTCCACCACCACCTAAACCTTGGTAACTACCTGATTGATATATATTAACACCACTTGCGTCATAATATTGACCCGCAACCATTGTTAATTTTTGACCTTGTGTAAGTTGGTATCTTGCTTTAACTACGGCACCTCTACCATATGTTTGTGTTGAACCGACAGCTCTTGCTGCTCTTGAACCTGCAACTTCAAATTCATATGTTGCCGTCTGTGGTACGGTCCAAACTTGATATCCTTGGAACGCTCCTGTTGTAAATAATGATGTATCTGTTGCCCAAGATGCTGACCCACTATATGCACCAACTAATGATGAATATGTTGGACCCACATCACCTGTTGTATTTGCAGTTGTAAATGTAAAACCTGTAAAATAATATAATGAACTTTCAATAATCGGTGACGTGGTTACTGTAGGTGTTACAGTTGGGGTGACCGTACTTGAAGGTGTATATGTTTGAGTTGATGTTATGGTAGGTGTTACCGTTGCGGTTGGTGTAACACTATTTGTTGGTGTAATTGTGTTAGTAGGTGTAACTGTATTTGTTGGTGTAATAGTTGTTGTTGGTGTTACTGAATTAGTTGGCGTAATTGTGTTAGTTGGTGTAATAGTTGGAGTGACTGTTTTAGTTGGTGTTGGGGTATTTGTTAAATTTTGTGTTGGGGTCGGTGTAGGTGTTGATGGCGGTACAAACGCATCAAGACTACCAACTACAAACCCATTTTTAAAAATTATACCCATTATGTTTATAAATAGAGAATTTTTTAATTTAAGTAAATTAAAAATTGAACCATTATGCTATTTGAGTAACTGTTACAATTACCGATGGTGTTGCGGGTCTCGATGGAGTTGATTGTACATCTTTATATTGTAATTGCCCCTGTGCCGTTGTTTTTGACCAATACAATTCTACATAACTTCCAGATGATATTGAAGTTAAGAAGTTTAATGCTGCCACTTGAAATCCCCCACCACTTACCTTTTCAATAGAGAAATCGGTATTTGAATTAGCAATAGCCGAACCGGTCATAGCAAACCAAACAGAAAAATCACACGACTGATTTGCGGTTGTATGCAATTGTGTTGAAAATTGAATGTTATATAATCCCGTATTTTCTACATAAATTCTAGTTGGAACTCCACTACCATTATTTCCAACGTACATACCAGATAAATCAGGACTTGGTACTTCCAATTTCATAGGATATGCCGTATCTGCCGAACCACTTTGTGTTTGTAATGAATACCATTGTCCGTAGTTGAATAATTTATTTCCCCATCGGGTAAATGATGAACCACTAACTACATCAATATCACCATATACATTTAATGAACCCGTTATCCACTGTGAACCTGTTAAGTATTGTGAACCTGTTACAATGAATATTGAATTATGGAAATTAGAACTACCACTCACTTCAATACTACCGCTAATTACGGTATTACCCACAATTGTATTGGTTCCAGTCATAAGAGTATTACCTACAATTGTGTTACTACCACTCAAATTATGAGTACCTTTAAATGTTGTTGAACCACTTACATTAAATGAACCGGTTACTACTTGATTACCATGGAACGTGTTGTTACCATCTAATAATGTCTCTTTAGTTACAATATGTGTAGTTGTGTTACTTACATTATTCATTACAATGTGAACACCGCTAGTGTCACCTGTGTATAATGGTAATTGGTCTATTTTTCTATTTGACATTATTCGTTAGGTTGTAATTGTTCATCATCTTGACTTGTTACTATAACATTATCTTCGGTTAATAGTAATCCATTAACTTCTGTTATTGTTAAAATAAATCCTTCTGTCATTATTATTGCCATAACAATAAATACCTTAGAAAATAGAATTAGTAAATAAAAAAGGAAGGATTTGAATCCTTCCTTTTAATTAATTACTATTATACTTTAAATTACACATAAGAACCCCCGTCAATCACTGTCGAGAATACTAAAGCACCATTTGAATTCTTATAACCTAAAATTCCATCCATAACATCTGTTGTTGATGTTGTTGAAACATATCCTAAAATGTTAGATGAATTTCTAAATACAATTGCAGATGAACTTAATGCATTATCAGTACCACCTGAATACGATAATGTTAAATTACCTGTTATTGTAGTATCACCTGTTCCTGAGTTAACACTAAATTTGTTAGTATTAAGTACCAACGTTGTACCTGAATAAGTTAATAAACTATTACCAATAGTGCCATTTGATGTAGCGATAGGGAATGTTCCGTCTGTTAAACTTGATTCAGAACCCATTGAACCAGTTGTTACACTAACAATTTTACCTGTGTTTCCGTTACTATATTGAACCAACCAATAATCATTTGTTGCATCCCATAAGAATGAACCTGATAATCCTGCTGAACCTGAATCATATGCCGATAAACCAGCATATCTATCAAATGGTGTATATGCATTAACTTGAATAATATTATCACCAATATTAACTGTATTAGATTCTAAATTAACATTGGTTGCAGTCCCAAAAACTTCTAAATTACCTGATACATATAAATTACCGTTTACACTTGTATTATTATCCAAATAAATTCCATTTGTACTATCAATTGTAATCGTTTGTAAATTATCGTCTATTTTTAAATAATTTGTGTCGTCACCAAAGAAATTATATGTTGCATTACCTTTGATGTGAATATCAGAAGGTCCTCCCGTATTATAAATTCTAAAATCTCTACTATCGTTTAAATCTGGTTTCAAGTATAATGAACCTGTACCTTGAATATTTGTTACTTCAAGTGCACCTGATAAATTTAAATTACCATTATCAAATGTTAATCCACTGTAATTTGTTAATAAACCATTAGCACCCGCAACAACTAATCTTTTTTCGGTTAAATCTTCTACATACACAGAACCCGATAATATGGTCGTACCACTTACAATTAAATCCCCCGGTAATGAGATTGAATTAATAGCAATACTTTCCAAATTAATGTTTTCAATATACGCAGTTCCACTAACATACAAATCATTCCATGCATTATCGGCACTACCTAAATCGAAAGTATTATTTAACGCCGGAATCAATGATGAACTAATTTCACCATTAATGTTAACAGTATCACCCGTTAAGTTATCACCGATATTGATATTACCTCTTAAAGTAACATCACCTGTTAATGTGATAGAACCTGTTTGGTAAGTGTTACCGGTCATGTTTAAATCACCATCTAAACCTAAAGTTCCTGTTAATTTATTAATTGTAAGTCCTGAAATTGTATTTCCTTCAATATTACCTGTTAAATCGATATCACTATTACCATCCTTACTTAAGATGTATAATGTTTTGTTACCTGTAGCGTAAAAAGGTGTTCCGTCAATTACAGAACCGTAAGAACCAACTGAAATTGTTGGTGCGGTTGAACCTTGAAAAATTTTAGAAACTGGTCTATACGCACCAGCAACACCTTCAGATTCACCAATGAACACCATTGGTCCGTTTAGGTCGTTGATGGAACCGGTAGCCATTACAAATTCACCAACCCTTGCGGTAACGTCTTTTAGAGTACCAATTCCACCTCTTCTGTGTTTAATTATTTGTGCCATTCTTTGTTGTTTGTTTTATATTATAAATACTTTATTTTTGTTTAGAAAAACCCATCCCCACAGTCAATTATATTCACATTTGTTTTATGTTCTGCCAATATTATATTTTGCATTTTAATCGATGCCGATACTATCTGTGCATTTATTTGGTTTTCAACTATACTCATAGCTCCTGAAACTACTAATGATTCCATATTAGGGTTTAAAGTTTGAACCAATGTGGTCATACCCTCAACTCTTAAATTACCTTTAATAGTTACCGAACCACTAAGTAACATTGAACCAGTGTCAGTGGTGTTAATGATAACATTTGTACCGTCATCATAAATTCTTGAATCGACTAAAATACCACTACCTGAAGATTTTTGTATGTAATTTAAATTACCACTACCAGTTTTTTGTAAAACAATTTTTTGTTCAGAACCCGCAGGACCTGCTTTCCAATAATCACCGGTAGAATCCCACAATAAAGAACCTGAAATGGTATTTGGCGCAGTTGGGTCTCTTACAATTAGACCACCATTCATTTGACCATTACCGTTTAATTCGATAATGTTGTCACCTAACTGTATTGTATTTGAATTTATTGAGGTGGTGGTTCCTAAAACTAATAAATTACCCTTTACTGTTAAATTGGACCCTGTGGTTTGAATTGCCTCTTTTATAGATGCGGAAAATAAATTTAATTCCTCCGTACCCTGAGTGTTTAAGAAATTTGAGAGATTTAAACCAGATACAAATACCTCATCAAAATAACCATTTCTTAGAGCTCCACTAGGTGAACCCAAATTTATAATCGAACCTGATGGTACTTCGGCTGTATTAATTTGCAGCCAATTTATCTGTTGTAATGCCATTAAAAAGTAAAGTCTTTTACATAAATACTTTTATCTTATTTATTGGCATAAAAAAAGGGATAATTTTTATATCCCTTTTAAATTAAACGTATTTTTTAATAATTTCTATACACTCTTCTTTACTATTGAAGTCCCTTTCAGGTACAAAGACCGGTCCTTCGTCTGAACCATTTATTGAAATATATACTGTTGGTAGTGAATTATGACCTGTTTGGTTTATAACTTGGTTCCAAATTTCCTCATTATCATCAACAACAATTTCAGTATAATCAATTTCTAATTCAATTAAACTTTTTTTAAGTTCAACACAATGGCCACAACCATTTAATGTGAAAATAATAATATCGTTCATTATTATAGATTATTTAAAATATTTTTATAGTATGATTCTTCATTCACACCAGATGAACGGTCTACTAATTTATCACCATCAAAAATCATAACCGTAGGTACTGAACGAATTCCTGCACTCATTGCATGTTGTTGTTCACTATCCACATCTATCTTAACAAATTCAATATTTGGGTAATCTCTTTCAAATGATTCTAATCTTGGGATTAGGGTTCTACATGGTCCACACCATTTTGCCCAATAATCCACTAATACTTTTTTTCCTTGTGATTGTAATTCCTTTACTTGTTCTGCTGTAACGTTTTCCATTTTAAAATCCTAATTTACTTGTTTTTATTGTTTTATGTACTTCTACATCTATATTATATATATCTGCCAAAGTCATTCCTTCTTTTACTTCGGTATCCTTATTAAGATGTTTTAATAATTTATTTGTATCTTCTACATTTAACTTATCAAATTTATGTTCGGCAATTAATCTACCCTTTCTTAATAATGCTTTATCAATATTTTCTTTTCTCATATTGAACGTTGCAATAATTTGAATTGATAAACAATCACCCAAAATACCGTCAGTTAAGTTAAGTACATTTGATACTCCGGCAGATGATACATTACCACTTTCTCTATCTCCAATGACACGTTCAGCATCTTCAATGATAAGAATTGAATCCTTGTGGTCCATTAAGAACGGAATCATTGATGGGTCGGATAACATTTCAGCCATCGATGGTGGAATGAATAAAATATCCTTATCCTCAATTAAACTTGTTAAGTATTTGATATAAGAAGTCTTACCGGTACCGTGTTGTCCATGTAACAATATAATACCTTTATCATTTTTCTTATTAAGACGACTGATAATTGTTTGATGTACTTCTTTGAACGATTCACCATAGTTTAAATCCAATTCCATTGGTGGGATAAACAAATCATACTCTTCAGTATCCAAATGTCCGTGTTCACTCTTTACCAAATGAATGTGTGAACGTTTTTTTGTTCTTACAAATGTTTCAATTTGAGTAAAATCTAATTGAATATTTAATTCGTTATTCTTGACATTATAAAAAAACTCAACATTAACCAAGTTGTCTTTCTTTTTATTGATGTGACCGGTGATTCTTAATAGTATTTGTTTCTCATAGTTGATTAACATAGTTTGAGAACCAATTTCAAATCTTCTGTTGGTGGCATTAATTCTCATCTCTTCAACGAACCCGATTCCTTTAAAATATTTTTCAATTTCAGGGTCGTAGTACTTTGAATCCGTATGTTTAGAAGGTAATGAATCAAAAAATAACACAAACAGTTGTTCTGTTGGCATATCTGAACCATATACGCTATCATAAATCGGATAAGATGATGGGAATTTTGTCATATCAAAAAATAAGATAAAAATGTGATAAGTTAAAGTTACTTAGTGGTTATTTTTTCGTAACCTCTATCATCTATGTAGATAATAGTCTCTAATTCGTAATCAAAGGACAAATCCGGTGGTAATTCACTTTCATCCATTTCAGATATTTTCATGGCGATTAGTGTTTTTCTTAACAATTCAAATTGAACTTCTGTTAACATAACCTCACCACTATCCTCAAAGTTTTTTTGAGAAATATTACCCAAATATCTAAAAAAAGTGTCCTCATCTATCTGTGATAGAAAGTATTCACGAGTTCCTTCGTTTTTACTAAAGAAATTTTTAACTGTCTGAATATAGATGAGAACCTCCGGTGGAAAATCTTCCATTAAATCTTTTGGATTTGATTCATAGTTAATGAAATTGTATTTGGTCTACCAAATATCTTAATTTCAATATCAACCTTATCATCATCTTTTAATTCAGAGACAACTCCCTCAAATGTTGCGAATGGTCCATCATTAACAATGATGGTTTCACCAACCTTGTATTTTGTTAATTTGGCATCAACGTGTTTATCCAAGATTTCATCTTTAAGGATTCTTTTGATATCACTTTCACGTAATTCAATAGGAATTCTATTTCCACCCATTCCCATTACATTCTGTGTTAACGAGATTGTTTTAAGTTGGTCCTCATTTAATGGTTGGTTGGATTCAAAGTAAAGGTATCCACTATATAGAACCTTTTCTCTAATCATTTTTTTGTTTCTTACCGTTACCTGATGTTTTTCAGTTGGACAAATGAATCTATTAACATTACCCATTTTACCTAATGAGATTTGTCTATTAAACTCATCGGCCATTTGTCTTTCCTTACCCGGTAAAACTTTTACCAAATACCAAGATGTTTTCATAATATTATTTTTTAACAATATACTCTTAATAATTCATAATGAGAAGCTCAGTTCCCATATTTTGTGTTCCGTCTTTCTTAGCGGCAGCTGCCTTAGCGAAATCTTTTTGTTCCCAACGATACTCATCTTTAGGGAACCATTCAGATAATTTAGGAAAGTCATAATATGATAAACTAAACTTACCTTGAATGTTCTTAATACAATCAGCCAATCTTGTGTGGTCATTCACATCAAAATCGTGATTAGAATAATAGTTCTCAGTTTTCCAATACGGAGGGTCCATGTAGAAATATGTCTTAGGAGAATCGTATTGAAGAACTACACTTTGAAAATCCATGTTCTCAACGAATGTGATTCTATCAAAATGTTCACGGAACTTTGGATTCTTTAACTTATCCATAAAGATAAGAACTTTACAACGATACTTTCCTTTGTAATCTGTGTATGCTGCAGTTTCAGGTTTAGACCCCGAAAATACTTGTGTTAATACATAGACATACTTGCCGGCAATATCGTAGTTAGGTTCATCACCAATCACTAAATTGGGGTCGAATACTTCCTTCTGATATGTTCTAAACATTTCACCATATTCCGGTGGTGTTTCTTCCACACCTAATTGTTGACATGGGTATTTTGCAAGTTCATCCCACATCCTATCGTAATCTAATGAACATTTCATAAGGTTGGCATTTAATCCATTGAAGTCATTGTATACCACCGTCTTAAGGTTAGGATACTTTGTCAAATCCATGTTAAAAAATACCCAAAACATACCTGAGAAACCCTCAACATACGTTTCAATGTCTGTAGGTATGAATGGCGTAATCCATTTACCAATACGTGCTTTACCACCAATGTAAGAAATCATGTTATTAAATTTTTGATTATTTGTTTGACAAATATAGATAAAAGAATCGAATAAAAAAATAATTGATAAATATCTTTTTAATGTATATATTGTATTATGGCATGTAAAACTTGTAAACAAAAAAACGGGATACCAGATAATATCAAGGAAGATATTATGAATAATGTTGCTAAAACCGGTAAAATAGTTCTTTGGATTATTGGCATTTGGGGTGCACTTGGATTATTTGGTTTAATATCGTTATTTAGACTATTTCTATGAAGAATGGAAAATATTTTATAGTTCTTTTCTGTAACAAGAAGAAAGTTAAAATATTATATAAGTGTATGAAACGTACCACTGTGTATGAGTATTGGCGTGAATTTAGAACAGAAAAGAAACCAAGATACGTAAAACAACAAGGTGGTAAACGTAATCGTGAACTAATATATGAGTTAGGTCTCATATTTCCAAACAATAGGTGGGCAACTCAAATATGGGTTAAAGACAGTTTAGGTCGTAATGAGCCGGCAATCATTGAGGACGACAAGTTTCGCATTAAAGAAATTGTACCATATTGGGAAGAAGAACTCATCTACGATTATTCAATCAAAAAAAGAATCCGTTACCATGAAATGATGGAATATATTGAAAGTGTTACCGAGATTGCTCAAATCTTTACACTTAATAATAAGTTATTTGTTCAAGTAGAGGAAGATGTTCGATTATTTGGTAATAAGAACATCAAAGATGCCGATAGATTACTTGAATTGGTCAAAGAAGACTTATTAAAAAAGAAACGTGGTAACTTTATCTTTGTTAGAGATGTTACCACGCATCAAAGGACTTTATTATACAATTTACTTGAATCTAAGGGGTTCAAACGTCAAGAGTTGTTTAGACACTACTCTTATTAAAAACAATGTCCACAAATCCAATTGTTATAGAAAAAGAATCGTCCGGTTTATCCATTTTCCTACCATATTTTTTCTGAATGTGTTCAAATGAATAATTAAATTCATCGTTTGATAGTTCCAACACTACGGTATTTGATACTGTTTGTACCGACATCTTTTCGATTAAATCCGATATGATTGCTAATTGATTTAATAAATCACCCTTTCTTTCCATATCCAAATATCTGTGCTATTTTTTTAATAAATGTTAATTTTTCTTTAGGTGTTGGTTTTGGGATTATTTCATCCCTTTTAATTTTTTTTATTTCGTCAATCATCTTCATCTTGTGACTCAGTATCTCCTTCTCGTCCTTCTTCATCTCCTTCGTCAACCAATCCATACCCTGTTGTAATTTCTTGTCCATAATCAGTTAATAAGTTTATGTCTTTTAATTTGTCTAACGATTCCTTTTTAAATAGTTCTTGTAACTCTTTAACTTTCTGTTGGAATAATCTTTGTTTCTCCTCTTCCTCTTTATTTTGATTGATTATCTCCAAAGCACAAGCAAAAGCGACTTCATAACCTTCTTGTGTTGCGTTTGATATTAATGATAATAATGTGAACCTCTCATTCTTATCTTGTATTTTCATTTTCAAGGAACGATACGGTTTTGCAATCTCCTCGTATTTCCAAGTTAATGGTAACTTTATATCTAAACTGACATTACTTTCAATCTCCCTAAGAGAATGAAAATATGGTCTTAATGATTTTATTGATTCAAACACGTTGTTAAATTAAAAAATAAGTTATTATGTATGATAACGATGCCAAATAAGATACTTGTTCCAATTTAGTTAGCGTTAGCGGTTTTGGGTCTTCTTCTGTTAGTCTTAATACAAACTCAACAACAAAATGCAATATGTATAAAATACATAATACAAATAAAAATAAACTAATCTCTTCCTTCATGTCTTTTTATTTCATCTAAAATTTCCTTACGGAATGTTGCAATAAGTGATTTAACCTCTTGTGCATTTTTTCTTGCCCTGATGGAAGCACTGTGATTTCCTTTCACAAAAACTTTCTTAGTATCTACCGATATCTTCTCAACCAGGTCCTTTATTTTTATTAAGGTTTCCATATTATTTTGGTTTTTGATAGCAATATACGGAAAAATATTTACTTTTTCAAGTTTTGTTCTAATAATTTGTAGATTTCTGTTAACATATCAAGTTCCGACCTTGACTTTTTGTATTTAAAATCGAATAACTTATAAAAGTATTCCGAAATTTTACTTGACTCATTATCTAATTGTACAAAATAATAAGCTTCTAAAAAGAAATTCCAAAAATATTGGTAATGTTGACCTCTTTCTTTAAAGAATATTTTTTCTTTATTAAAGTTTTCTATTGTTTTATCCCAACACCACGTGAAATGATTCTTTTGGTCTTCTTCTGTTTGGATTACATCATTACCTAAATAAGTTTCATCAATTAGAGAATGGAATGAATAAATAAAGTCGTAAAAGAGTTCAATTCTTTCACGACTTATATTATATGCTTTGTACCAAATATCAATTTGATTCTTGTAATTCTCCGAAGTAATAAACTCTAAATAACCTTCTCTATTTTCCATAATCCTACTTACTTACAATATAGGTATAAAAGAAAATAAAAAAAAGAAATTACTGAGTTTTTTTGTTATACCCGTACATCTTTTTCATCTTTTCAATTTCCTCATTGATAAGATTTGTTTTTAATACTTCAGACTCATTAACCTCTTTTGTAGGTGCTGGGTCTTTTTCATACATTGGAGCCTTCTCTTGTTCTTTTTCTTTTTTATTTGCTCTGTCTGCTAATTTTTTTCCTGTGTCAGTTGGAATAACGTTTCCAGCGTCGTGTGAATTACCCATTGTAGAATCACCATCTAATGCTTTCTTTAATCTTGCTTTAAACTCTTCTGATGGTTCGCTATCATAATCTAAATCCAATAATGTACCACCTCTAAAGTTACTTACAAATTCATCTTCTTTTTCATCATTGTTAACCACAACCTTTTCTCCCTTTTTATTTGCTTCAGGGAATTCAGGATTACTTCCACCCGGTATTTCTAACTGACCTTTGATTTTTTTCTTTACATCATTTAAGTTAGCATCGTTTTCTTTACCACTTGCAGTACGTACTTTCTTTTGAGTTTCGATACCCGGTACCGCAGCTTCACTAACCATTTTACTAATTAATGCAACTAACTCAGATTCAGTTAAACGTAAAGTTTTCTTTTTAGATTCCATCATATTACCTGAACACTCTGAGCAAATTCCTTCCTCATTCATCATACCACCACACTCATTACAAGTACCTGACATTTCATTCAAATCTTCTTCCATATAGTTACTACCACACTCATAACATTCTTCCTCTTCTTCTTTGGTATCTTGTTTTTGACCTTTAAGGATTTTAAAATCTTGTGCGTCAATCTTACCATTATGGTTTTTATCTAATTTCTTTTGTCCTCCGATTAATTCTTCTTTAGTATCTGCTTTATTACCATTAAGAATTTTAAAATCTTCACCATCAATTTTACCATTGTGATTCTTATCTAATTTTTTTTGACCACCTTTTAATTCTTCTTTCATATCGTTGTTTTCTGTTTCTTCTAATTCTTCACCCATTTTATCTAATTTTTCAATCATATCACCATGAGATTCATAATTTGCTTTCTCAATGATAAATTGTTTTCCTGGGTGTTCTTTTGCCAATTTATCAACATGTTCTTCAGCTTCTTCTTGTGTGTCACAAGTAACAACAGGTTCACCTTCACATGTTACATGATATTTTTCCATCATACCACCGGTAGATTCTTTAAGAATACTTTTCTTAATTTCATCAAAAACGATGCTTTCCATGATTGCGTTTAATTCTTCAACTTTCATACTAAATAAATATCTGTTTTATTTCATTTAATACAATTTTTTGAATTTCATTTTTAGGAATACCCGTATTTTTTGAAACTTCATTAATTGCATCTTGTAATTCTTTATCTTCTTTAATAAATTCTAATGCTCCGGTGTTACCTTGATTACAATACGGGAACTTTTTACACTTTTCCTTTATCTTAACAAAAACACCACCGGGTCCACCCCATTTAGGAAAATTTTTATCTTTAACCGCTCTACCTTTGTAGATACTATCAGGTCCATCAATCTTCAATGGGTCCTTACGTCCACCCTTTGGTGTTCTACCAAATGCTGGAACATCATATGCTCCTGACGACGACGCATCCATTGCTTCTTCAAGTTCTTCTTCGTTCTCATTTAAATTTGCATTATGTATTGTATGGATTTTTCTTTTTACCATACTACCAAATGCAGGACCTTCAAATGAACCAGATGAACTTGCATCTGTTTCGTCAATATCTTTTTTACCGGATTTTAACCCTGACATTCTTGAAAATTCTTTTTCATTAAACTCCACATTTTCTTTGTGAAATTTATCTTTCATGTTCTTGAACACTTTTTTTCTGTTTTTGGTGTCTTCAATTTGTTTTAAAATTTCTGCAACACCTATAACCATATCATCATCATGTTCATGAGAATTTTTACCTTCTTCTATTTTGGATAGTTTACTGTAATATTTTGGGTCTTCCCATAAATGGTCAAACGCAATTTCTTTTGCCTTATCTTTATCATCGGTATGTTCGGTTTCCACCTTCATTCCCATTTCAAGTTGTTTTTTTAATGACTTAACCATATCATCTATCTGATAATAGTTTTTTGCATTATGTTTTTTAGCAATTTGAATCAATGATTTATTGTCGGCTAATCCACCCTCTAATTTGTTTGATTCGTTCATATTTTCTATTTTGGCAATAAACACTTTAGGACTTACACCAATTGCAGCTGCAGTACTTAATCTTGTGTTACCTGCTATTAAGATATATCTATCCCCCAATTTTAATATTAAGGGTCTATTATATTCACCTTTCATAATAGCCTTTGCTAAAATTTTCGGACTGGTCTTATTATACATTTTGGCAATCTTCATTACCGCATTTGTATCACCTTTTTGGATTTCATTAGATTCGGTGTTCTCTAATTTACCCCATATATCATTTGTTAATGTTTCTTCTTTAGAATTGTTGAAAGCATTAACCAATTGTTCTACACTAATTTTGATATTTTCATCACGACTCAAATCTTGAACAGCTCTTTGCAGTTCATCCATTTCACCTTCAATATCGGGTCTTTTATTGTTCATTATTTAACATTCTTTAATGCACCCTCCCAAAAAGATTTACGTTGCCATAATGTTTTGAACAATTCAACAACAACCTTAGTAGATAAATCAATTATTTTATCGTCAATATTTTTTGTACCCAATTCTTTTTGAACCATTTTAATTACTTGGCTATGTGCTTGAGTAGTATCCAAGAAATCTTTAATTTCTTTTCTGGTGATTCTTTCGATTTCTCTTTTATCTTCGTTACTAAGTGCCATTTTAGTTATTATTTCTTTGACTAATTATTGGTTCCATTGAACTTTTAAACACTTCGTTAAACTTAGCTAACTTCTCTAACGTGTTTGCAACGTTTTGTTCTAATTTTAACATATCCGCAATAACATATACACCACCATCTTTACCGGCAATAAAAACAAATTTCATATCTTCATCCGTTAATTTACCATCTAATCTAATTTGGTCGGGAAATATAGAAAATCCAGGTTCGAAGTTTACTATTTGTGAAACTTGTTGTTTGAAATTATCAATGATACCTGAAATTTCTTTCTTTTGTTCATCCATTAATTTCATATCGGCATCATCTTGTGAATTCATTTTAACGTCAACATCATTCACAACAAGAATATCATCTTTCATGCTTTGTTGTGGTTGAGGCTCATCTTGTGCCATTTCAACTTGTTCTCTTAAAATTTTATTCGAAGCGGTTGATTCATTGAGTTTCCTCATCATGTTCAACATTTTCTTATCAAAGTCGTAACTATTTTTCATTTTATCTTGGATTGCTAAAGAATACCCTAAAATTAAAAGAAGGGTTTATATCAGTATAAATACTTTCAAAATTAGATTTGCATACAATTCCGTTGAAATTAGATGCTTTTTCTAAGTATCCTTGTGATGGTACCGTTTGTTTATATATGTCATGTTTTTCACATAACATCTCACAGAGTTCTGCAAGTGAATTTAATTGTGTTTCACCGTACTTATCCCAAAAATAATAGTTTCTCCAATTACGTATATGTGGTTCGGACCTATATGGGTCTCCAATCCAATTATGTAATATACCGGTGATTGTGTTTTTATTTAACCAACCCAAATTTTCAATGGCAATTTTTATTTGCTTTCTATCAACCTTAGGGTCGTCAAATGTATTTGAACTGTAGTCGGTGTCGTATAGTTGATAAACCATACCTAGCTTAGAAACAACAAAATGGGGTACGTCTTCGTACTTCCCATTTTTGCGATACTTTATCTTGTTAATAAAATCATCTACACGTCTTCGTGTATCATAAAGTAAAATCTGAGTTTTTTTAGATTTTCTTTTATGTATGTTAAGTTGTTTGGTATCTAATGTTTCGACATTAAAGATTTCTAACATTTTATCATTTTTTATCGTCAACTTCCCAATATATGTTCTTATATCCTGCTGAATTTGACGTTTCCTCCCGGTGGTTTTCTATTATTTCTTCGGATGGTTCTGTTATTTTTTTTTTTCGTCAATTGCTTCATCAACAATATCTAACATTTTATCTAATTCTTTGGAGTCCGTTTGATAAATTGGTTCATCATCTTTATCAATTGGGTCGACACCCACATCCCAAGCTTCATCAACTTCAGGTATCTCATCTTCATCCATCGAATACATTTGTTCTATTTTTTCATTCTCTATTTTTTCTAAAAGTTCAATAGCATTTAAATAAGGTTCGGGTGAAGATTCTTCTAACGCCTCTAATCTTTCGATTTCATTGAATTCGGCAATTGCTTGGTCAATTTCTTCGTCAGTAAAATTTAATTCAATGTCATCATTAAAAACATCAACAGTCTTAGATTCTTCTAAAATTTTTTCTTCATATATCTCCTCTTCGTCCTCATCATCGACTTCAATATCTTTCAATCTATATTCACTGTTTGCTAATGCTCCAACAGGGTCCTCACTATTATCCTCATATCCACGTATTTCATTTTGAATTTCTCCAATTTTTTTCATACGTTCGGCAATTCTTTTGAATTCAATTTTTTGTGCTCGTTCTAATATTTCTTCATCACTTAAAGTTTCTTCATCTTTTAATGATGCTTTTTGAATTTTTTCATATTCATCATGTGCATTTACTAAAGCCTCATTTGGTTTTGGTGGATTTAATAAATGTTTTTCCAATATCGCTAAATCTTCTTCAGAAAATCTAACTCTTGAAATCTCTCCTATTAAATCAGATGCATCTATTTTTGTTGGTTCTTCTTCCTCTTTTTTATCGTCAACAATAACTTCAACTTGTCTTTCCGTCTCACTGAATTTTACTAACATATGAAGGAATGATAATGATATTAGTGGTAACATACCACCTGAGAAGAACGCCAGAAATCGTTTGTGTCCTATGAAGTCCGTAGGCTCAACTCCTGTTATCTCTAACAATGGTGATACGAGCTCAACCCAAGATTTAAACGAACTGGCGGTTACATCAATGAATGAATAGGCAAAGAATATATTACCGATAAATTGTATTAATGTAACAATACCAAATGGAAAATAAATTTTCTTTCCCATATTTGCAGAAATTGCCGCAAGTGCTGATAACGCAGCAATCTCAATACCTACCGATAGATAGATTGCCCACGTAAAAGGATTTGATATTCCATACCATTGGGTTACGTGTGATATTGAAACCACTGCTACCGTAATGATAGGTATTAAAAACGCTAATATAATTATCGTTTTGTAATTGTTATGAAACCAAACTTTCATTATTTGTTAGATTCTAATTTTTTTATTTCTTCGTCAATCTGTGTTTGTCTTTGAACATCTAAAATTTTTCTATCAGATGCTTGGATTGAACGTTTCTCGGATTTTAATCCTTCGATTTGCATTTGTTTATTTAAACGGCCTTCTAATTCGGTCATTTCTTTTCTAACCTTAGTTATTTCTCTTGTGTCACCACAACTTTTTAAAAAACCTAATAATGATATCACTAATACAATCATAGTGAATTTTTCTTCGATAAATTTTTTCATGTCTATAAATAGTTTAATAGATTGAAACTCTCGTTTCTTAATTTCTTTATTGCCTTGTCTCTCAACTGTCTAATACGCTCTTTGGTACATCCAAACTCGTCACCTAAGTCGTCTAAGTTACATTCAATACCGTTTAATCCGTAATATTTCTCGATAATAACTTTTTCTCTATCATCAAGTACGTTTAACATTTGAGCCACACGTTTTTTAATTTCTTCAGGAGTATTGAATATTTCTTCGGGATTCCCTGCGTCCTTGTTTGGTATTAAATCAATCAATTGGTCGCCATCTTCATTGATTTCCTTAAACAATCCAACACAATATGGTAATGTAGTTGTATTGTCATTATTATTATCAATGTGGAACTTATCAATTTTATTTGTTTCGTTCTTCTTATTCTTTTGAGCCTCTTGAACTAAGTTAGATGGTAGTCTAATTGTTCTTGCATTATCATTTAATGAAGCCATGATAGCTTGTTTAACCCACCACACCGCATATGATATGAATTTTAAACCACTCTTAGGGTCGAAACGTTCTGTTGCTTTGATTAATCCGATATTACCTTCTGATATTAAATCTAACAAGTCTAAACCCTGTCCTTGATACATTTTGGCAACAGAAATAACAAATCTTAGGTTACCTAATACAAGTTCTTCTAATAATTTATCCTTTTCTTTCTTGGTTGTGTTAGAATCAAGTAACGATTTGAATATTTCGTCTTGTCTTTGATGACTTACGATAGGTATTTTACGAATGTCTTTTATATACTGATTTATTTCATCTGTACTGATAAGAACGGCAGGTTTTCTCATAAATTTATGGTATTATATTATACAATATAACTAAAAAGTCTTAGTTTTCAAAATTATCTAAGAACTTTTTTTCTTCGGAGGTAAGACTATCCATTCCGGTCTTTTCAATCTTTTCCAATAAATCATCTAATTCGAACACTTGTGATGATTCGGGTTTTGCGTACTCTAAATTCATAAACTTTGCGTTAGACGGCTTGTAAATGAAATCTTTTATTTGTTGTGGAACATGTGCACTAACTAAATTACTTCTGTCAAATATAAAATAAAACCTAACACTATCATTTTTTAGAACATCAAACATATCTTTAGATAACTTTTGTAATTCACTATCTGAATCAAATATTACTATAATATTTTGAGAATTTTCAATCACGTATCTAACAGATTTAACACAATCCATTTCACCAATGACATCCATGCAAAAATATTCTATATCTTCGTGGTCTTCAAACATCCCGAAAATAAATAAAATAAAGGTATTCATAAAATTACTTTTTAAGTTTTATTTTCCAATACATACCAAATCCAACATATGGTGACATTTTGTTACCGGTTGGTGTGTTACTATTGGCAACTCCAAGATTTAATTGAACTAACTTATCTCTCTTAGTTTTTAGTATTAAACCGGCAGATACGTTACTAACAACATCTTCTTTGTTAAATCCACCATTGAATCCCCAATATACTTGGTTCTTTGGTAATTCTTTTACTATTGTTGTTTCTTTAACAGTTCTTTCTTTTAGATATGCATTCCATTTTCTACCCAATACTTTATTCTTATAAATTGTATCGGTAATTGAAATCATACCTAAATCATTATCTAATTTTAATGAATCTTTATAAACAACTTTCTTATAAAAATCTCTAAGAATTGTTAGGGTATCCACTTTTGTTAATACAGGAACCTCGACATTCTTTTCAACAACGGTTTCGTGATAAATGTCATCACCTTTAACGTACTTTGTTTTATAATGGTCTACAACAAATGTATCAACCTTACGGCTTAACAGTTCGTATTTTTTACCGTTAACTTTAATAGTTTCACCGGGAATGTCACCACCTTTATCTGTGAAGTAGTAATAGGCTACAATACATGCTAATATGATTAGGACTATTGTTTTGATATCAAGTTTGAAAGTATTCATTATATCTATTTTATATATAAATATAATGAAGGGGACTTTTGTCCCCTTTTATTATTTCTTCTTAACTATCTCGTCAATGATACCGTAAGCCAAAGCTTCGTCAGCACCTAACCATAAATCTCGACTTGCATCGTTCTTAACCGTTTCAGCATCTTTACCACAGTATCCACCTAACAATTCAAATAATGTATTGTTAATTTTTTCCCACTCAATCATAGTGATACGAGCATCTTGGATATTACCACCGGCACCTCCTGATGATTGGTGTAACATTGTACGAGAGAAACGTAATGAACCACGTTTACCTTTTGTACCTGCACCCAATAAAACAGAACCCATAGATGCTGCCATACCTGTGTTAATTGTACGAATGTCTGAACCAATGTAATCCATAACATCAACCATTGATAAACCCGACTTCACACTTCCTCCTGGTGAGTCGATATGCATCGTGATGTCCGTACTATCCAAACTGTCTAAGAACATTAATTGTGCTTGAACTATGGTGGACATATGGTCATTTACCTCACCGGCCACCCATATAATTCTTTCCATCATCAAACGTGAGAACACATCCATTACAGTTACATTCATACTTCTTTCTTCAAGAATATATGGTGTCATACTGTTTTCAATGTTTGTGTTGAATCTGTGTAAATCTAACGAACTGATTTTGTGGTCTTTAGCGTATAGACCAAAACTATTTAATTCTTTCGGTGTCATATATTTATTATTTAGGTAACAAAGATAGTAAAAAATTTCAGACTACGAAATTTTTGTTGTGATAAAATCAATTGATGAAACATTCTCATCTTTCTTAATCATAATAAGATTATCTGACCAGTTACGAATCAATGGATTATGAGAAATAACGATAATATGTTCAAAGTAGTTTTTAATCTTCTTAAAAAATTCACCAACCATTTCAAGGTTTTCATCCGCAATTTTGCCAAAGACTTCATCCATTACAACGATATTAGGCTTTGGTAATGATGAGATTTTGGTCAACACACTACGAAGTGCTAATGACGAAATTGTTCTTTCATAACCTGAACCGGCATTAAGAGGTTTTGCAATTCGTGATTCATTGTCAATCATAATAAACTCAACCTCATTCTTATCGTTGATATTCATCTCCAAAATGAAATGACAACTATCAACCAATAAACGATATAGTTCTTGGTTAATTAACGGAACCATATTTTTAAGTATAACTTTTGAAATACCATTCTTACCATAAACTGTAAGGTATACTTTAAACACTTGCATTAATTCTTCCTCCGATTTAATTTTCTTGATTAAATCTTCGTTCACACCAATCTTTTCTTTCATATTGGTGATGTTGTTCTTATGTTTCTCAGTATTTGTACCGTTTAAACGAATGTCAGCGTTTGCCGTTTCAATTTTGGTTCTAATACCAACAACCTCTGCATCGATTTTACGATTATCCTCAAGTTTCTTCTTGTTGTTCTCGTAATTGTCTAACTTTAATTGTTTTGCATCAATTTCAACTTGTTTTTGTTCAACCTCCAATTCATAACGAGCTTGGATTAACTTATTTCTTTCATAAGCATCGAACTCATCTTTCAAACTTTTAAATGACTTATTCTTTTCTTCTAAATCATCTTGTTTGATTTTACGTTCTACACGTTTGTTTTTTAATGATTCAATAAGTTCTTTAATCTTATTAATCTCATCAGTATGGTCAACATCTTCAAGTGCTCTATTACATGTTGGACATATAGAACCTTCCTCAAATTGTTTGATGAGTTTTTCGTTTCTTGCAATTGCATCAACATCTAATTTATCCTCAACCAATAACGAGTTAATTTCTTTTTTAATTAACTCATGTTCTTCTTCTAAATAATATTGAGATGGTTCTACAACGTTTACATTATTGGCGTTGGTTCTACTCGATGATTGTTTAGTTTTTAAATCCTTAATATCATTCTCAAGTTGATTTGGATTGGTATTAATTAGTTCGGTATCAATATTATTGTTTCTTGACCCGAGTAATTCATCTCTCCTATCCTCTAAACCTTTTAATGCTTTAGTATGTACATCTAGTTCATCAGCTAAAATAATTAGCTGTTCTTCTGAATTAGCTATACTATCACTATAAGTTTGATTGTCGATTTCTAACTGAGCAATGTTGTGAGTATTTGAAATTAATTTCTTACTCCAATCATTATAGATACCTTTAGCAACCTCTTCTTTTAATTTAAGAGACTCTAATCCCATGAACTTAGTCAATATCTGTCCACGAGCGGTTGGCTTCGACTCAATCAATTCCTCGAGGTTATAACCGGTAGTTAAGATAGTTGACAAGAAGTCTTCCTCAGTACCAATAGCCGATTCAATAAACGCTTCGGTTTCTCTACGTTGTTCACCGGCCAAATTCTCTATTGTACCGTCTTCCTTACGTTTGTAAAACTCTAACTTATTGGTAACCGTATAATCACCTGACTTTGATTTCTTTCTTAATGTTTTTCTTTCAATAACATAATCACCACCATCGATTGTAATTTCACCGGTTACACTAACCTCATCCTTATCTGTGAATCGATTAAAGATTTCTGCATTGGTTTTGGTCTTAGTCGTTGAGTTAAAGAATAAGAACATTAATAGGTCTACGGTTGAAGTAGATTTCCCACCAAAGTTTTTAGGTGTGGACTCAACAACTGATATTCCATCCAAATTAGTAAAGTCAATAACATTATTATCCCCGAAAGATAAAAAATTAGAAAACTCGACTTTTTTGATGAACCATTTGTTGTACCGTACTTTATTTTCATTTTGTTTTTCAATTTCTCCATTAACTCTATTATCTAATCTATCAATAAGTTCCCATTTAGTAGACATCTTGTTTTCATCCATGAATTCCTTCATCAATGTTTTTTGATATTGACTATCTAAAATGTTATCTGAAACTTCTAATGATTGTAATCGAGTATTTTGTACATTAGTTAAAGTCTTGGTAATGATTTGTACACTGGCTCCATTATACTTGTTCTGAAAGTATGTCTTTACTCTCTTGATTTTTTCTGGCGTGAAGTTCTCTTGCACGTCTTGCCATGTTACTTTTACGAATGGATTCGATGTTTTTGTGATACTCATTGTATTCTTTTGTATATTTTTCAATTAGTTTTTCATATTTTTCGGTACCTATATTATAAGAATAGTCAGGAAGATATATACCTTTTTCATTTTTGTTAAACAAATCAACATCACCTATTTTAAAACATAACCAATGTTCGGGTCTACCTGCGGTTACAGTATTTGTTTTCCATAGACCTCTTACTAATTTATTTAAATCTCGTACTACACTAAAATTAATATGCCAAAATTGTGTAAAATTACTATTAAACCTTGAAAATGTGTTAAATTCATAATCAGGTTCATAATGAATATATGGATTTCCATTTTTATCAAAACATGGAAATGATGGATAAGCGTATTTTTCTTTCCTTTCTTGTGGAATGTTATAAGTTGGAAATGGTAACGTAAATTGATTAAAATTTATACATGGTTGTTCCAAATAATGTCCAACCCATTTACCCGCTTCATTTTCATTCCCACCTCTTCTATCGGTATGAATAGTATCTATTCCCTTATGATTTGGATTTCGTATTAAATTATATCCGTGTGTCTGTTTTAAGGCAACTTTTGACTCGATAGTTACCGGTCTATCATAAAATGACACCGCTTCGTCGGTACCTCTATAATTTCCTGTTAAATTTACTGCCATTTTATTTGATTCTACTCTCTTCGAAAAATTCAACGATAGCGTTAACCATCCAAACTGCTCCGGCGGTAAACATCCCATCAAAAAATATAGTAGGCATCATAGGTAACTCAATATAAGTATTTACTAATCCACCTAAAATCAATGACATAAAGAAACCAACCCAAGTTCCTGTACATAATGTACATGATATTAAGTCACCAAAAAACTTTGAGTGTTTCTTTATAAAATTACGAGCCTTTTCAAAAATAGACCCCCAAACAAGGATGGAGGTCATTCCATAACCTGCCAAAATCCAAAAAATAATTAATTCCATATTGAAATATAGATAAAAAAAATGAATTAAAAAAATCTATTCGTCATAAAGTGAATTTAAATTACTATTTTTCATATACTTGGCTCTATTAATTTTACCAAGACTTTCTGTAATAGCATCCAATTCTTTTTGTAATTGTTCATTTAGTCCTTTTAAACGAATAATCTCAGTTTCGTCTATTTTAACGATTTCCTTTATAACTTCAACTGGTACTTCTTTGATTACCTCCCTGATAATTTCAACGGGAACTTCTTTGATAATCTCCTTAATAACTTCAATCGGAACCTCTTTAATCACCTCAACCGGTACTTCTTTGATAATCTCAACAGGTACCTCTTTTACAATTGTTTTAGTTTTTGATTTACCCTGAATTTCTTTTATTACCTCAACCTCGATAGGAACTTCTTTAATGATTTCCTTAACGACTTCTATTTCAATAGGAACTTCTTTTATTATTTCCTTAATTACTTCGATTTCAATGGGGACTTCTTTGATGACTTCCTTAATAACCTCGACCTGTACTTCTCTAATAACTTCCCTAATAACCTCAACTGGTACTTCCACAAGCTTCTCAACTGTGACTTCAACGATTTTTTCGACTTCTTTGATGATTTCTTTTTCAATTGTTACCTCCTTTCCTTTAATGTGTGATGGAGTCTCACCATATTTTAATAAAGTGAAACCTCGGTTAAATGTTTCTTTAGCTTTCTTATCTACGTCTTGAATGTTATTTAATTCACAATATTGTATGAATTCTTTATCCAAGGTTAAGGTGTACTTCTTTACCATCCTCTATATCGGTTATATCTTTTATTTCAAAATGGAGAAATGGTTGTTCATTTGGTAAATCGTGAAATGTATATCCATCAATCTCTACATTATATATACCATAACCATGATGTTTCACCGTCTCACCAAAATTTTGTTGAATAAGACTTCCCGGCATTACCGCCTTTCCACCTTCAGGTAATGTAAATGTTTGTCTCTTATGAATGTCACCACATAATAATAAATCCAAACCAACAAAGTTTAATCTATCATAAGCATCTTCAAACTCAAATCCCATATCCGTAGATAATCCTTGAATTGGTCCGTGGAATAAACCTACATGAAATTTACCTTCTTCCTTCTCGTACTCAGGTTTTACATTATGTTGATACAATGAATAAACAACCCAATTGATATTCTCGTCAGGATATACACCACTATCTTTATAATATGTGATTGGTTCATCATATAATAGTTCAACAATTGGTGTGATGCTATCTAAACGTTGTGTATTGTTCTCTAAGAAGTCGTGGTTACCCGGTATGATAACAACCCTACCAAACTCACCTAATTGTTTTAGGAACCAACTTGTTAACATCAATTGTTCATTGGAGATATTAATTTTTTGATGTGCAATATCACCGGCAACAACAATACGAATGTTTCCCCAACCAAGACCTTCATCCACCCAACCTTTATATTGGACTTTTAGTTCTTCAATTAATCTTTCAAATTGTTTTTTATACAATTCATGATATTGAAATGTTCTAATATGAATATCGGCAATGTGTACTATTCTTTTTATCATCGTTTTAAATATTTTTTTAAATCCATAGTTAAGATTGTGTCACTTATTTCTTTTGGTACTCTGAATTCTTCAAATGTACCATTTTCCTTTAAAAGAACAATAACACTACCCATTAATTTTGTTTTATCAAATTTGGTACCTTGTAACATTTTTAAAATCAATCTACCGTATAGTGGTAATTGTAAGTAATAGTGACCCAAGGCATTATCATGATAATTACCAAATGGTGGATACAATCTACCAGTGTAATATTGAACTTCAAAGTTCTTTGGTTTATTAGTTTTCCAATCTGTGATAACTAAACCATAATCAGTTTTTTGTCTGTTCATCATCAACCATACCTTATCGGGTTGACCGGTATATCCTTCTTCAGGGTCACCTAATACCATTTCGGTATCTAATAATACTCCACCACGTTCCAACATTAAATCAAGAAACTCTTTACCTGCACCAATCATCGCATCACTCTTACGTTGTTGTTCCTCATTGATATCAAATATTGGTTGTCTCACATTTTTGTAGTTACCAAATCTATCAATGGTATCGGTTTCTAATTCAAAGTGAACACGACTACCCATATTAGTTGATAAATCACCAGCTTGTTTCCATTCCGCTAACAATTCTTTTGCACCTTCAGGGTCACCTTTACACATCTGTAATGCCTTACCTTCTGAATCAAAGTGTTTATGGAACTTGGATATTAGTCTTGAAACTGACGGGAAATTACTTTTAATTTCACCGTTAAGGTCTCTCATATAATAAATGTGGTCTTCCTCAATAAAGGACAACTCTAATTGTTTCCTTTTTTCCTCCAACGCATCTCTCATCTCTAACGAGATATCATATAAATTCATATTAATCTAATTTAATTTCTTTATAACCACTTAAATCACCAGCCAAATCTGCAATGTCCTTATCTCCCTCCAATTTAATGATGTTAACTCGACCCATTAACTTACCACAATTAATTCTATGATAAAGTCTTTCAGCATCGTTCCACGCATCAGGGTCCAAGACAATAGTGAGTTCCCCCTTTGCATCATCGTATAACTTATAAAAAAGGTGGTCTGACATAAATTTACCCAACATTGGTATTGAGTTGGGGATAAATATGCTATCGAAAGCACCTTCAACGATGTATATTTTTTCATTCCATTTAACTAATTTCTCATTGAAAATAATAATCTCCTTTTGTACCTCGGGATTTTTATACTTCAATTTAGTGTATGATAGGTATGACCTTGCAATAAAATAATTTAAATAACCTTCCTCATTGTAAGATGGAATAATAATTCTATTTGCAAAGTCTCCTTCGTAACAGAATCCAATGTTATATCTCTCTAACATTTCATCTGTAATATTTCTTTTCTTAATATAAGCCCACGCTTGTTTGAATTGTGATGTTAACCTCAATCCTCGACTTGCATCTTTAAATAAGATAAACTCCTTTGGTAATTTTACATTTTTATAGACTCGTTTTGGTGCTTCACCATCCTCATCAGGTCTCAATATGATATACTTCTTGAGTTGTTTAGGATTACCGTGTTGTTTTATTAACTTATATAACGTACCATGAGTTCCATGGGTTTCAGAACATGACCAGCATTTAAAAACACTCTCTTTGTAGTTTATTTCAAGATTTCCTTTACCATCTCCGTGGTCAAGTTCCTTAATATCATATGAACAAACGGGACAATCAAAAGATATTTGTCCTTTGTAATCGTTGTGGAGTTTAGGTTCCCCTAAAATGTCCTCAAGGATATCAATTACCGGTGAATAATCTACTTTTTGGTCAGTCATACTCGAAAGGTATGAAAAATATTCGGTAAAAAAAAATTAAGCATAAAAAAAGAGAGTCGAACACCACCCCGACTCTCTACCAACCAAGAATGTATTACTACATTCCCGACCTACATTAATAAATATAAACAAAATAATTTGAAAAACAAAGCCTACTTCGTATTTTTTTCAGTTTCTTTTATCATATTTACATATCCTATCACACAACATGCAGCATCCGCCATGTCGTAGTTCTCTTTCTTTAAATTACCTGTCTTTCCATATAACCAACTGATATCAGGACAAACCTCATTAACGTGTTCCCAAATTACATGTTTCTTATCTATATCTTTTGGGTATCCGCCAAATAAAACATTGCGACCTTTGTCATTTGGACCAACCAAATCAGGGAAAGCGTACTTTCTCGAATTATATGTTGAGATGAATGTTGGTAAGATTCCTAATGCGTCATAACATACTTTAAGAATTAAAGTGTTGTAACGTAACAATGTACCAATTGTGTAAATGTTATTAGATTGAAGTAATGGCTCTTCTATAATGACACGGGTAATACCCATTCCTTTATATTTTTCGATGTGTGTTTTAAACGCATCTGCCTTTTTAATTAATTCTTCGATTTTATCTTCAGGTTGTGGTTTAATTTTTGGTGAAAAGTGTGTTAACTCCAATAATTTTGACCCTGAAATATCAAATAACGCAAAACCAATTGTTTTGGTACTAATATCTAAACCAAGAATTTTAGCCGACTCAAGTATTTTTTTATTCATGTAAACTATAATAAATAATTTAACATGAATTGTAAAGTCTTAGAAATCTAACTGTACATCAAAACTACCTTGGTTTCGGTCATAAGGTTCAGACATCTTTCCCATAATTAATGTTTCTTTGTTTGAATTTAACAATGCAACTTCAGTAATCATAATACTTTCGGACGTATGTGTTGGGTTTTGTGATGTGATAAATTTATCTGATGGTAAATTTATTCTAAAATTTAATTGTTCAATTTCTGTTCCTCTTACCACATTAATACTACCAGGGAATGGTTGTTCCTCACCAAAATAAGGACCTGATGTTGTGGTTAAATAATCATTCTGAATGTAATTTCCTAAATAAAAGGCACCAGTATTTAATGCTTCCGAATATTCGGTTTCATTTATTGTAAAAACATGTTCCGTTAATGCCGAAGAGGTTATTAAACTATTTCCATTTAAATATACCGTTTGGTCGTGCATTAACCACGCATCCGAATCTGGCAATTCACCGTTATCGGTTATTTGAAATAATAAATAAAGTTTATCTGCAATTGGCCCGTTTATTGTGTTACCTGTTGATGATTGTAAATAAAAAAGGTCCTCACCACCAAATCTAACAGTAACACCGAGTGGTGTTGTGGAACCGGTTACTTTTGTATAATAATTACAAGGTATACCATTTTTATTAATATCATGTGAATAAGATAACATATATGTCATCCACATTGTTTTTCCTGTTGTTAATTCAGTAATAGGGTCATAACTTACAATTGTATTTACCTTAGGTGCCGGTAATGTGTATTTTCTATTTGATTTATAATCTAACGCAGCAACAATTTCTTCATCATCAAATATTATTACTTGTTGGTTGTAGAACACTTTACCCACTCTAATATTTTGTTCATCAAGTAAATCTCTATATTTTAAAACAAATCTTGAGTTATATGATGAAACTATTTCTTTATCGGTGGAGTCCATATGAAACGATGCACCAACTGTTGTTCCGGTGTTTCTATGATACATTAAGAATGGTGTGTGTACTTGAAAGTATTCTTCATCCGATAAATCATTAGCATTTGGACTCGTATATCCTGTACTTGTACTTATATGGTCATCATATTTAAAAAATCTATTAGGGTCAATGTTATCACCATTTTTAGAGTAGTGAATTACCGCAATTACTTTTTGTTCTTCCGGTGTGATTGTAATTAATTCTCCAAAACTATTTGTAATTGTTGTGCCGGTATTGTATGTTTGTCCATCTGATGATTTATAACCAAAAAATTCTTTGGTGCCAACAAACTTGTTACTCGTATACCCCGTAATATTTCTATCTCCACTTTCTAATCCGGTCAATTTTTTATCCCAAACAACATTTAATGTCCATGGATTATGTTGGTCGGTTGTTTCTGTTGGAATTGGGTTTTCAAATTCTTTATCATTATTAATTAATACAACATTCGTACTTGGCATTACCGGTACATTTCTATCTAAAGTAATTGATGTTGAACCTGTAGCAGTAACTTTAAAAATATAACTATTTGTTTGTCCTGTTATTGTATCATCATCTAATTTAGATGCATTAAGTGCTAACGTAACAAAACTACCAACCGGATATTCTGAACCATCAACAACCGTTAATGTATCGCTATCACCTATAAATGAACTAATAGTTTCATAATGTGATTTAATAACAAAATCATCACCAAATGAACCTGATACAAATCCTGCTGGTCCCATAACATTTGAACATTCCACCACTTCTCTTAATGAAACAGGAATACCATATGGTGTACCACCATCAACATATAATAAAGGATATTTTACATTACCATAATCATCAAATGGTGCCATTACCATTTGACCGGTGGTTGAATCCGTGTATGAATATTCTGAATCTCCCACTGCGAAGTGTGTAATCACAAAATTACCATTTGCAATACTTTCTCTACCCTTTTGCGTAAGTCTTGTGGCGATTGTAAACCCTCTATAATTTGTATCTAAAAAACTCATATATTATAAATATTAATTTATTTAATTAGCACTCTGAATTTAAATTAGAATCTCCACCATAATTTGGTCTTAAATAACGATATTTTGACCTATTAAACATGGTATTCTTTATTAATACACCACCTGTCCATAAAGTAGTTGCCGGAACAAATTGTTCAATAACTTTAACCCAATATGGTGACATCTTTTTAATGTATTCAATTAATGATGTATATTTAAATGGTGTTATGTCAGTATTATTTATATAATCTCTATAAATCTCATCTAAAATTACATAACTTCTTTCGAATTTATTAGAGTTACTATTTACTAAAACATTTTTTAATCCATTATCTAAAAACTCCGCGAATGTTATTCCCGTTTGTGGTGGCATTGTACCAAATGTTAATTCCAAGTTCGATGATTGTCTCCAAATATCATATTCAATTGTTTGTGATGGTGAAAGATGTACGCTTAAATTTTTTCTATTTAATGTGAAAATATCTAAATTATTGACAATACTTACTTTTTTATTGTCAATTCTCGACATTAAGCTATAACCATAATCTAAACCTTGAAACGTTCTAAAACTATCAAAATAATCCTCACCGTATGTGAATGGTTTATTCATTGTTTTAGTATATTTTGTTCTACCAGTCAATACAGAATTATCATAATCAATAACCAATGGTGACCTATGTTGTAATGTTACATCATACCATCCTGAACCTTTTTGAAAAAATACACTACCATCACTACTTGTGGCATTTTTTGGTACACCATTCTCATCAATTGGATAGTCACTTCTTATTAATGTTGTACCTGATGTTGGTGTCATACCCGTGTTGTAGGATATGAAAGTACTACCTGACATTGTTACACCGGTAATAATAGGTCCCATTTCAATCCCGTTGATATAGTTGTATAAATCGAAATTGACTTTTAAATCGGTAATATCCCCAACTGTCACTAATGTAGTTGCCTCAGTTGGTACTGATGTTATGTCATAAACATATTCATCTATCTTAATCATTGGTTCGGGGGCACCCAAGAATTTTAAAAAGAATTCTAAAGCTTTACGTGTACCTTTTGACTTATATAATTGTGCGAGATTAATTAAGATTCTTCTGTAAAATTCATATTCAGATTCTACTAAATTCTTTCCAACAGGAACACCTAAGTAATTACTATCTTGTCTTGTGTATAGAATATCATTTAAACTTTTCTCATCAAAAAGATTTACGGTATCGAGTCCCAAGTTTTGTGATAAATTTTTTAATAAGATATCTGGTATATTACTAATACCATCATAACTCACATGTCTCATGTAAGCAATGTTGTCAATATATTTTTTTACACTATCAAAACTTTGTCCATATAGTTGGAAAACCGATTCTGCTCTTTTGTCTTCCGTATCAAATTCAAATAATTGTGGTGATGTTAAAAATCTAACAATTAAATTGGATTTATAATCGTCAATCTCATCTGATAAGTCATAAAGTTTTTGAACATATTGGTCAAACTCAATACCAATGATTTGTGGATTCCACCCATCTTTTGATACCGGCCAAGTTGCGTCAACACCAATTAAATCAGTTGCACTTTCATCAAAACTATCTCTTGGTACTCTAAAAGATGCTGTGTAAATTGGATTTGATTCTCTATTAAGTAATAATTCCTCAAGGTCATCTAAACTTTTAAAGAACTCTTCAATAATACTATCATTTGGTTTGATTAAGAAATCAACATTAACATCTGTATTTCCACTAAATAAATTACCATCCACCTCGAATGATGATATAAAGTTATTATCGAAAGTTGGCTCTGTATAATTCGTTATATTATATGAAATACCACTATAAACAATTACATAATTCTTATATGATGAATAAAAATTTCTAATTTCATTATCCGTTTCAGCTAACGTATTACTATTTGGTTTTGTTAATACAATATCAAACGGGTTATATAAAATTGATTGCTGAGAGTCGAAATATGTTGTATCAGTATCACCACTATAACTAATATTTTCCGCAGTGTAATTTGTGGTTCTAATTACTGTCGTACTATCTGCTAATAATGATGCTGGAAACTTGCTAACAATTCTACCGATTGATATATTGACTCTTTCTTTTAATGAACCGAATAAAGACCTACCAGCATCTTTTCTTGATGGTCTAAACTTAATAGTATCAGTTGTTGTTTTTGATGTATTTGTTTTTGGTGCATTAGTTTCTTCCTTTAATGTATCTAATGTTAAAAAATCAGAAAAAGGTGATGTAGAAAAACTTTTACTATCTTTTTCAGGTGTCGCCCTATCAAGTACAAAGTTAGTATTAGTCAATTGACTACTACCGTCAGTTATTTGATTACCAACTAAACTGTCGCTAAAAGTTTGTGCACCATTGGCTGCTTGACTTGGAACTTTATATTTTACTACTTTTGCCATTATACGTTAGTAATGTTATCTAATCCTAATGTTTCATCAATATCCGTTCTTTCTTCACGAACCTCATATAGCGTCTCACTAAATTCGTCTTTAATTTCGTAAAGATTGTATTGTTTGTAAATTTCATTATTCTCATCGTAGATTGTGTAGATACCCGGTGTAATCACTTTAGTTTGATTACCGTACAATGCGTGTGCCAATGTACTTGCATCATGTTCTACCATATCAATCTCAATAGTTGTTGGATTAACAAACGTATTGGTTAATATAATCTTTTGTCCTGGTTGTCCAATAAATGGGATAACGTTTGGTCTTGTTGATGGTGATGACGAGGGTGTTATCGTCATGAATATTAAATTTGTTACTTGGTCAGTATATTGATATCTAATGGCTTTATCCGTTGTATTGGATAAATTAGATGTTATTGGTTGACAATAAAATGATGATGTTACAACTCTATAAAAGTTTGGTATTTTTGTGGCATTATCAGTTGTATTAATATATTCAACACGATAACCAACCATTCCTTGTGGTGTAAATTTATTTCTATCTTCCGTAGGTACATTTGATGTATCAATTATTAATCCTCTTACAGATGGAAGTGAGGCTAAAACACCGCAATCTGTAATTGTGGTTCTAATTTGCTTTGGTCTAACATGTAATGTATAAATTCCTAATTCAGAAAAATCATCTGCACTTAATTTTAAATTATATAAACCACCTAATATCTCAGCATTTGGTGCCGATGCGTCATCTGTTGTATCTGAATTGTGGTAAACAGGTGTCAAAACATCTGTTGATATTAATTTTTTAAGTGTAACCGGAGTTGTTGACGTTCTATTAGATGTATAATGATAATATATCTCAACATCTGCTGGGGATACGTCTGCCGGTCTAACTATACCATATGAACCTACTGCCATTTCTTTTTTATTTAATAAATATAAATCTTATTGTTTTTTCACTTTAAAATAAGCATTTCCATATACACTTAATTCTCCCATGTTATCAATTTCACCCAATCTTAAATTCATTTCCATCACACCCTGTTTTCCACGTTCAACAAAAATATCCGAATATATTTTTGGTTCATCAACAAATCCTAAAAAATGTTCATTACGAGATAATACCTCAAATATTATTTCTTCTTTTGTAAACCCAACAGTATTTCCTGTTAATACAGTGTAACCTTCGGGATAATCAACATAATAAACACCATCAATTGTGTAACCGGTTGTGTTTGTTTCACCATCAACATTAGTTGCTATTGTGTAACCATCACCACCATATTTTTTGTATTCGGATAATTTACTCAATCCAATGGCGTTATAATAAGTAATACCGGTAAAATTTGTGTCACCGGTATATGCCGTATAATCTAAATCATTTTGATAACCTTGTGTGTACCCCGTTTCGGGAGTTACATATGGTAATGTAAATGTTAGTGAACCTGAACCAAGTAGCATAATTATTAATGTATTCTAGTAAATATCTTTAGAATACTTTTGGATTAATATAATGAATAAATTGGTGTAAATAAATCTTTTAAATTGTATCGCACTCAATAAATTCAAGTTCTACCTTTTTATTGATGGTTGGTGATGTTGTGGTAATATTAAAGGTAAAATTGTATTCACCTTTACCCAATATTATCTTGTCGTTACCTGAAGTTGTTGTTGATACGGTAATACTTGATGGGATTGGGGTTGGTGCGTCATCCACCGATGTCACTGTTAATGTACTTGATACGTTAACACTATCAAGGTCACCATTTGTTACAGTTAATTTTAGTACAGGACTACCATTTGCACCAATTAAATCCGAAACATAACTTGTATAACAAACATCGGTAGATTGAAATGTAATAAAAGAATCACCACATTTTATTTGATAAAATGTAAAACCATTAACTAATTGTTGATGTGTTAAATCTGATTTTAAAATAGTATATTCTGGACCAATATTTAAAACGTCAACCTTACCTGAACTTGTAACACCTGTCGTGCTCAACAATGTGGCAGTATTTCCAGAGTTAAAGGTAAATCCTGAAGAATCATAATGTTCCAAAGTCGCAACAAATGGACCAATAACATTATGGGGGATATTTTTATATTTTGCTTTTATATTAACTGCCATATCTTATAAATATTACATTGTAAATATGTCTCCATATGTTTGACTACAACCGTTATTATCGGTAACTTTAACATAATAGTATCCAGGTGCAATACTATTAAATGTCACATTTGATGCGTCATATAATGTGTCAACCAAACTACCTCCGCCAATTTCATATGGTGCCGCATAATCTCTATATAATTCAAAAGTTTTAGAACCCGAAGCTCCACCTGAAACAGACGCGTATATTTGGTCAAATGCAGTTTTTTGTGCAAATAATCCAAGAGCTGTTGGTTGTGTTACTGTTACGTTAAAAGTGACCTCTCTAAGAGCTGAATCTCTGACGTAGACAATATAATTACCTGCAGGTAAGTTAGAATAATTAGTTGACGATGTCCAATTTGAGTATGTTGTATAAACGCTATTTAATTTTGTTTGATAAGTTCCACCAAAACCACCGCTTATACCAGTTACCACTATCGAACCATTTGACCCACCGTTACAAGATACGTTTGTTACTGTATTTGTTGCCACAATTGCTGCCGGTGTTCTTGTCATAGTTGGTGTTGGCGTTGGCGTTTTTGTTGATGTACTTGTTGGTGTTTGTGATGGGGTAACATAACAATTAATTGTTACAAAATAAGTCGTTGATACGTTACCAAAAGTATCTCTTGCTTTTAAATAATAAAGTCCATCATTTAAACTACTAAATAGGTAAGGCGAACTATTGTATGAAAACCAAGACCCGCCATCATCAATTGTTAATTCATACGTTCCACCATTTCCACCTGTTACTGAATTAACTGAAATTATACCAGATGTATTTGTTGTTCCAGCACAACTTGTTGTATATGATACGTTGATTGCTGGATATGTTGATGTATCATTTATAGTTACAACACTTGATGTTGCAACAATACTTCCGCTAACACTACCTGTTCTAACGTACACAAAGAATGTTTCAGAACCTTCGGTTACTTGGTCCGCAGTAATTGAAACACTAAAACTACCCGTGTTACTATTAATTGTAAAGCTACCACTTGTTGAACCAAAATCAATAGACGATGATGAACCGTTAGTGTTTATTGTCCAATAAAGTGTAGTTCCATTTCCAACACGAGAAGTATTAACGTTAAATGTTAATGAAGAACCCTCATTAATATTTGAAAATGCCGGTGCCACAGAGTATGTTGGTAACGGTGTTGATGTTGGTGTAATCGATGGTGTTTTTGTTTGTGTGGGTGTAATTGTACTAGTTGGGGTGTTACTTGGTGTTTTTGTTTGTGTTGGCGTAATTGTATTAGTTGGTGTGATAGTATTTGTAGGAGTGTTACTTGGCGTCTTTGTTTGTGTAGGTGTAATTGTTTGTGTAGGCGTAATTGTATTAGTAGGAGTGTTAGATGGTGTCTTTGTTTGTGTAGGCGTAATTGTTTGTGTAGGCGTAATTGTATTAGTAGGAGTGTTAGATGGTGTCTTTGTTTGTGTAGGCGTAATTGTATTAGTTGGCGTTACAGTATTAGTAGGAGTATTAGACGGTGTCTTTGTTTGTGTTGGTGTTATTGTATTAGTTGGCGTTACAGTATTAGTAGGAGTATTAGATGGTGTTTTTGTTTGTGTAGGTGTAATTGTTTGTGTTGGAGTCACACTTGGTGTTGGTGTATTAGTTGGTGTTATAGTATTAGTCGGTGTTATAGTGTTAGTTGGAGTTACACTTGGTGTAATTGTTTGTGTTGGAGTAATTGTTTGTGTAGGTGTTGTGGTTGGTGTAGGTGAAATACATGGTGCAGTTGCGGTAATTTGAGCATTACCACTAACATTAGTGATTGTTAATACATCACCACTACCATCCCCTTTTCTAATATAGAATGTAGAAACTCCTGTAGTACCTAAAGTTGTGTTTAATTCTGCTATAGTCCATGTGTCAGTTCCATTTGGTGATTGATATAAAACTTCATTTAATTCCAATGGTTGGTCAGCATCATAAATTAAAATTTGTGTACTTGGTGAATAACAAATAGAATAAGAATCGGTTGAGATATAATAATATACTCCGTCTAATGGATTAGATGTAGATGGTGTTACTGTAGCGGTTGGGGTAACTGTACTTGTTGGTGTAATAGTATTAGTTGGTGTGATAGTATTTGTTGGCGTGTTACTTGGTGTTTTTGTTTGTGTTGGTGTTATAGTTTTTGTTGGTGTAATTGTTTGTGTAGGCGTAATTGTATTAGTTGGGGTAATAGTATTAGTTGGTGTAATAGTATTTGTAGGTGTCTGTGTTGGTGTTGGTGTTGTAGTATTAGTAGGTGTGGTTGTATTTGTAGGTGTAACTGTTGATGTTGGAGTATTGGTTGGGTATGGTGTAGTTGCAACAGTAGATTCCGCAGTAATAACAAACGATTCACCCTCATTAAGTGTTAAACCAGTTGCATTTGGTAAGTCGGTAGGATTATATGGATTAACTGCGCTATATTCATAAACTGTAGTTAATGTGTTACCACTATCCGCAACTTGTACTTTTAAGTATAATTGTGAGCTATCTGTGTTTCCTGTCCATCCAATATCAAATGTTTCACCAACAAAGTCCGTAATACTATATTTAAACGCTCCCGTTGTTGAGTTGAACTTAAATATGTCAGTTGCATTAGCAAAAATTGCCAACGTATTTGCATTTGTGTCTACTGTAACCGAACCTTGTAATGCACTACATTGAGGGAATTGCTCGTAGAACGACATATTGTTACTGAAAACAGAACCAAGATTTGTTGCTATTGTATTACCCGATATATCATATAAATCAAGATAAATTGTTGTATGTGTTGTTAATGGATTTTCTGCGTCATAATTATCGGTATCTGGTCTAAACTCAAAATATGCGTTTTCTGGGTCATCGGCATTAAACAAGTAAAGTACATCATCGTAGCTATTTACACAACTACCAGAGTAGTACGAACCTAAAGGTATTGGGAACTCGTTGTCAATATTAATATCACCTCTAATAGTTGTTCCACCACTTGGGTCTAAGTATCCAACTACACAATTAACTGACAATCCAATGTATGCCGCAACATCTATAGTTGTACATCCCGTATTAACTATGTTAAATGTACTACCACTATATGTTACAGTGGCACAGTTTTCAAATGTTCCGTATTCTGTTGGTGTTACATAATATGTAAATGTTGCAAATTGTTTTGTTAAGTTATATGCGGAATATAGTGAACCATAAGGACCCGGGTCAGAAATTGGTACATATTCAGTTGTCAATAGACTAAATGGTGGGTGGGTTGAATCATCACAATTATTTGGTAAAAAACTATTACCCGCATATAATCCAAGTCTAGAATTTAATTTAATAGTAAAATTATCTGTTGTTTGGTTCCATTCAAGAATTTCATAACTTGAATCCAACATAAATGAAGAATTGGTATATACTAAACCATTTGGACCAGTGGAATTCGATAATTCCAAGAAATCAGGTAAGGTATCTTTAATTATAACATATGAACTTGGTGGTAATGCTCTATCGGATGATATTGAAAGTTCAAAACGAGCAGAAAAATCTTTAATTGGTAAATCTATTAATGTTTTAGTAATTGTAAGTTCCGGTGTATCAATAGTATAAGTTAATGTATCAGTTGTTGTCACATTACCATACTTAACAGTTGCAACATTATTGTATTCACCAAAAATTTTATGTCTGACAGTAAAACCTAAAGTGTAATTATCGAGATTAGAAATTCTTTGGTGTAAAGCATATTCTATTGTATTTCCTGTACAAGTAATACCGGCAACTGTATTATTTCCACCACCATTTGTACCATCACAACCTTGATACCAATATGATACGTCGGTACCAAATATTCCTAAAAATTCTTGACCGATTAACTCGTCATTATATTTTATGTAATTAAACTCGATTAACTCATATATGTCAGTATCAATAATATTTTTTAATATTACATCACAATATGTTTGTCCTGTTGAACCTGCAGCTAACTTTACGTCAACTTCAATAATATTTTCAGTATTATAATCATACGCTCTTCTTTCAATTAAAGTATCAACAACCGAATACGGTAATGTTGAACCTGAACAGAAGTCAATTAAATGTGAAATAGGTACAACAGTTTGTGTAATATCAAATGTAAGTGGTGTTAAGTCGGATGTATGTGAACCACTATAATTTGTACCTAAATTAGTTGCGGTAGCTGTTAATGTTACACTATCCCATGTTTGTGGTTTTACAACAAATCCAAGAGTATAAGTGTGTCCATCACCAATTGGTTTACGTAGTGTATATCTTATGGTGTTAAGTGTACAACCACCGGTTGTTCGTCTTCCATCACAACCATTTGTCTCATCATAATAATCATCAACAGGATAATCGATAAAATTTCCATCATATAAAATATATTGGAATGGGTCTCTATCATTTGGTAAAACATAACCACTTGGTATTGTTAATGTTAGAGTTGTGTTACCAACAGTACATGATTCATTACCGCTAATGACAACTTCCATTATACTTTCTTTACAATATTCTAATGTTGACGAAGTATAACCCGTTACCAAATCATTATCATAATCATAGTAAAAATATTTGTCAGTTGGGTAAACAGTAGTAGTTAAGGCCGGCTGGTCGAATGTTAACGTATCCGAATCCGAAACTATTTGTGACCCGTACTGTGCGGTACCTGTAACTGTAATTGCTCCATATGTATTTGGTAACACATTAAATCCTACTGTGTAATAATGACCTCTACCAATTTCTTTATATAGTTCAAGTTTTATAGTACCATACGTACATCCAAAACTTGTACCACTTATAATACCGTTACAACCATCATACCAATCGGTTACCGGTGGTCCAAAAATTCCACCACCAACAGCTTGTCCATCATAGTAAACATAATTATACCCCCCATGTGTATATCCACTTGGTATTGGAATTTCAATATATGTTGTACCAACAGTGTAACCTTTAGTTGTTGTTATGTCAAATGTATACATAAATTGTTCACCACAGTAATTTACATTTGAGGTGTCAAAATTAACCGCCAATACAGGTACTTGAGTGGGTGTCATTGTAGGTGTTAATGTCTTGGTTGGTGTTACTGTTGGTGTAATAGTTTTGGTTGGTGTAATAGTGTTTGTTGGTGTAATTGTATTAGTTGGGGTGATAGTTGGTGTAATAGTGTTTGTTGGTGTAATTGATGGGGTAATGGTATTTGTTGGTGTGTTAGTTGGAGTATCGGTAATAGTTGGTGTAATTGATGGTGTAACCGTATTTGATGGCGTGATGGATGGTGTGATAGTAAATGTGGGCGTTGTGGTTGGCGTAGGGGTATTAAATAACAATGTTTCGGAACTATTACAACCTATATTAAATATTATAATTGATGTTGTATTATCAGGTACGGAAATACTAATTCCCGTTGAAACCGTTTCATAATTTAAATTTTCTGCAGGTGTATTTGATGAAATTAAAAGGGCGATGTTATTTGACCCAATAGAATCATAATAAACGGTATACGGTCCGACTGATGCTCCTGAAGTTAATTTTATGTTATAATATAATGCCATCTATATTAAATAAGGTTTGTATAAGTAAAAGTATTATTAGTTTTATTGTAAACAAATGTTGCAACTCTTTGGAAAACACCGTTCGAAGCAGTTACACGTGTAACATTTGATGTGTCCACTTCAACAATATCATTTGGATGTGACGTAACAGGAGCAAAATCAACTCCACCCGTGTTACTTGGTGATATATCAATTAATGAATTAATCTTAATTCCTTTTGTAAATCTAATTCCAATATCGCCAGATGAACCATCTGTTCTTTTTCCAAATAAATCAAATTCAAAAACATTAACATTTGGGTAATTTTGTTTTAATAATGCGATATTAATACCGAATCTATAGAATCCTGAAGTTGACTTACCAAAAGGTGATAATAAATAACTATATGATACCGGTACAACAGTTGACGGTAATCTTCTATTAGATTTAGTTGTTGATATAGAAACAAACTGATTAAATTCAGATGTTGATGATGTTGACTGTACTAACTTCATTTCAGTAACACCTGAACTTACAAAAACATCAATTAATGCACTACCAACTGTAGTACTTGATGGTGGTTGTACTGTAATTTGGTTAATTTCAAAATTAGCCTCACAATCAATACAGTTAAGTATACCATTATCATCTGTTAATGAGATATTAGTTTCGGTTGAATAACATGAACCGTCACACACTGAACTGTAGTTACAATTAACATATCTAATTGGGAAAAATACCACATTATTTTGATTAGTACCTGCCGCAATTGTTAATTCATAGGTGATGGTATCGGGTCCACTACTTCCAAAATCCTGTATATCAGTATAATCATATGTATATGTAAATGTAATGTCAATTGGTGCATTATATGGTGAACCATCAAGATGTTTTAATGTAATTGTATGGGTTTCAACAGTGTCAAAATATGAACCACTACATCCTTGTTGATATGTGATATCAATTGTTTCAGTGTAACACATATCAAAAAACACCTGTGTACCCGAAGGTGTAACAGTAACGGTTGGTGTTACAGTATTTGTTGGTGTTATTGACGGTGTGACCGTATTTGTTGGTGTTATTGTACTTGTTGGTGTTACAGTTGGGGTCTTAGTATTGGTAGGTGTAACAGTATTTGTTGGCGTTACTGTGTTTGTAGGTGTAATACTATTTGTTGGTGTAATAGTGTTAGTTGGTGTTACCGTATTTGTAGGTGTAATAGTGTTAGTTGGAGTTACTGTCGGTGTTTCTGTATTTGTAGGCGTAATACTATTTGTTGGTGTAATAGTGTTTGTTGGTGTAATAGTGTTAGTTGGAGTTACTGTATTTGTAGGCGTGATTGATGCAGTTACGGTTGGTGTAACAGTACTAGTTGGTGTGGTGGTTGGTGATGAACCAGGTGATGATGTAATTGATGGTGTTGGCGTATTTGTTGGTGTGTTTGTTGGTGTTTCAGTTACAGTTGGCGTAATAGTATTAGTTGGTGTGGTTGTATTGGTTGGTGTGGTTGTATTGGTTGGTGTAATAGTATTAGTTGGTGTACTTGTATTTGTAGGAGTAACCGTAGGTGTTTCGGTTACGGTTGGCGTAATAGTATTAGTTGGTGTGATTGTGTTTGTTGGTGTATTTGTTGGTGTTTCGGTTACAGTTGGTGTAATAGTATTGGTTGGGGTAACCGTAGGTGTTTCGGTTGTACTTGGCGTAATTGTATTAGTTGGTGTGACAGTATTCGTAGGAGTAACCGTAGGTGTTTCGGTTACAGTTGGTGTAATAGTATTAGTTGGTGTGACAGTATTGGTAGGTGTGGTTGTATTGGTTGGGGTAATTGTGTTTGTTGGTGTATTCGTGGGTGTTTCTGTAACACTCGGAGTAAGAGTATTTGTTGGGGTTACAGTTTGAGTAATTGTATTGGTTGGGGTCACCGTATTTGTTGGTGTCTCGGTAACCGTTGTTGTAATTGTATTTGTTGGAGTTACAGTCGGTGTCTCGGTAACTGTTGGCGTAATTGTATTGGTTGGTGTAATAGTATTAGTAGGAGTAATAGTATTAGTAGGAGTAATAGTATTAGTAGGAGTATTTGTTGGTGTTTCAGTAATAGTAGGTGTAACACTTGGCGTAATCGTATTGGTTGGTGTAACCGTAGGTGTTTCGGTTACAGTTGGTGTAATAGTATTAGTTGGTGTTACTGTACTTGTTGGTGTTTCAGTTGTGCTTGGTGTAATTGTATTAGTTGGCGTTACTGTGTTTGTAGGTGTGTTTGATACGGTCACACTTGGTGTAATAGTGTTAGTTGGTGTTACCGTATTTGTAGGTGTTATCGTATTTGTAGGTGTTATAGATGAGCTTATAGCCGGTGTTACCGTATTTGTAGGTGTGTTTGTTGCAGTTACAGTTGGTGTAGGTGTTTGTGATGTTGGCGTTGGTGTTGGTGTAACACTTTTAGTTGGTGTATTTGATGGTGTGGTAGTTTTAGTTGGTGTATTTGATGGTGTAGTAGTTTTTGTAGGTGTGATACTTGGTGTAACACTTTTAGTTGGTGTATTTGATGGTGTGGTGGTTTTTGTTGGGGTATTCGTTGGAGTAACACTTGGTGTAATTGTTTTTGTTGGGGTTACAGTACGTGTAGGTGTAATTGTTTGTGTAATACTTGGAGTAATCGTAACTGTTGGTGTTACAGTTGGTGTAACAGTTGGCGTAGCTGTTGGTGTAGCTGTTGATGTTGCGGTTGGGGTTTGAGTTAACGCGTTTGGACAATGAAGATTAAAATTCCATAATGTTTCAGGGTCAACACTTGCGTTTACAACAATTTTTACCGTATTATCAACGGAAGTAGTACCCGTTATCATAATACTATTAACACCCGTACCCGTATATGTTCCAATTAAATTACTTATAGGATAATAAATTTGGAAAGAATCATTAATTGTATATGCGTCGTATTCAAATATTGCCTCACCCGGATATATGTTACAATTTATAAAATAGGTTTGTCCAGCACCAGGTCCTCCATAGACAGGTACATCACACAGATAATCTCTTGTTGGTGTAACCGTTGGTGTTTGAGTTTTTGTTGGTGTATGAGTTGGTGTAACGGACTTAGTAGGAGTATGGGTTGGTGTCACACTAACTGTTGGGGTTGGTGTAGGTGTACTTGTAGGTGTTGGAGTTTGTGTGAGTGGAATAATACATCCAACCATAAACGACCACAATGTTTCAATCTCACCGTTGTCTACAGGGTTGATAACAACTTTCATCGTATCTGATGTTCCGTCAACTGTTAATGTATGTGTTGACACTCCCGCCATTGATGTAAATCCTGTTAAATATGTATCTACAGGATAGTAAATATCAAACGAATCTGCGATTGTACCACCAGTGAAACTAAATACCGTTGTACCAGGACTGTTACCAACATTAATGTAATTTTCTAACGGTTCAGTTGAGTAACCACCAGAGTAAAGAACATTACATTCAGTACCTTCAACAATTGGTATGATATCAATATTGATTTCAAACGCACAAAGTATTGTAGGTGTCATTGTAGGTGTAGGTGTTTGTGTTGGCTCCATAGTCATTGTTGGAGTCATTGTTGGAGTCACACTTGGCGTTGGTGTGTTTGTTGGTCTTAATGTTCTTGTTGGTGTTGGTGTTACCGTATTTGTAGGTGTAGCTGTGGCCGTTATAGATGGAGTCACAGTATTTGTTGGTGTCATTGTAGGTGTTAGTGTTGGTGTTGGGGTAATAATATCATCACAAACAACTGTCACATCTTTAGACAAACTATTATTTGTCCAAGGTGATAATAATTTAATTGTAATAGTATATGCACCTTCCGTATTGTAGTTTTTAACCACTTTATGGCAATCAACACCAGAACAAACACCCTCAACACCAATTGAGGAAGTAGTTCCATCTCCCCAATCTATAGTAAAATTAATTTCACCCACAGCGGCAATACCACTTAAATTAGTTGTATTGATAACAGTAACTTTATTACAATCAATATCGTAAATAAAGTTTGCATTAATTTGATTTTGTGCTGACTCCACACCAACACCACCATCGAATGCTGACATAACACCATATTCGTCAGCGGTAGATTCTAAAAATAGTGGTAATTGTTGGTCATCGTAAATTTGAGAATTAATTTGTGAAGTTGTTCCGGTAATTAAATTCCATAAACCACTTGTTGGTTCGCCCCATTTGTAGTAACCACTACCTTCTGTACCACCTGAAATGTTATAAACGACTAAACCAACACTAACTTGACTATCAGTTAAACCAGACCAATCAATAAGATTATCATTAGCGTCATACCATGTTTGACCAGTCAATGAGACTAGTCTAACATCAGCAATGTTTTTACGTCTAAGGGTATACTTATTTTTCTTCATCTATATTACTATAACTATCGTTTTTCGTAAAATTTAATCGCATTATCCATACCTTTTCCAACTAAATTATCTTCAGTTGTCGTTCCACCCGAATATTGATAAACTTTATATGAATAATTTGTCTTATCTATATCGATTTTATAGTACATGTCTCTTTCTTCGACAAGTTGTTGGTCAATTGTTAATCCGGTGGTAGTAAAATCTAAAATAGAACCGTCCAACGCATTCATGAACTTTGCAGTCATAAAAAATGTGTTACCACTTAATGTTGAATCACTTAAAACCGTATCATCTTGAAACCAAAATAGATACATGTTTTCTTTGTTTTTATAATTCGAACCCATAAACACCGGAATATGGATATTTTCTCTAAGTGTATTATAATAAAATTTTTCACCTAAGGGTAGTGATAAATTTTTTGAAAAAACCAATTTTCTATTTACCCTTGTTGGTGGTTCGTTATTAGGAGTCTTGAAGAATTCCAATCTAAAATAACTTTCTGAAGAAACTTTGGTCATTAAAGCATTATCTTTTGGTTTTATTCCTACCAAACTATAATCCAAACCATTTGTATATGTGTTACCTGAATCAATAAAATAAAACTTATACCAAATATCACATTGCATGTCGTCACTATTTCCTGTTAAGCCACTATATGATTTGTGGATATATCTAACTGTTTCATAATTGTCGATTGGATTAATTATTGTGGATAAAACCTCTTCTTCAAATATATCCATACCTTCTTCCCAACCTAAATTTGTTTGAAAGTCATTTTGTTGATTGAGAATAATATTATAATCACCAGATTTTCTTAAAATTTCCATTAACAGATTAAATTGTTTGTATTTGTTCTTGAATTGAAACTAGCAACTCCATTTTGTTTATTGGTATAGTATCTTTCGTTTCTTAAATAAAGATTGATTTCATTTTTTATGTAATGTATGTTATTTACATATGGGAAGTTTGTTCCAATTCCATCCGGGTCAATATATCCATGTGTATATAAATCTCTCCATCTCCAAACATTTTCATCAGAATCATAAACCGTATTTTCCGGTAGATTATAGATTTGATTTGTTTTGGCAGTCTCCAAATATGGTGATAGTTCTCTCAATTTAACCCTATGATGTGCCTGATAATAAAGACCTATTGGGTTTGTTTCAGTTGCTCCAGAATATATGGTATCATCAGTTTGTCCATAATCAAATAATTCGGTTGGATTATAAATTTTATGGAATGTACCACTAATCACTCTTTCTTTTAATTCTTTTTTATTATACTCCACAAAATCACCAACCAATTCGCTACCGATTGGTAACTCGACACCCGAAGTAAACGTATATCCCGATTTAGTAAATGTTCTACCACTAAGATTGGTTTCTTTAGATATGTCACCATCAAAATGTTCGTCAATCCACGAATCGTGAAAATTAAATTTGTAACCTACTTTTGGTGGGTAATCAAAATAACCGTTTCCGTTTCTAAAAATCGTGGTAACAAAAACTTCCGTTGGTGTAAATCCTAAATTGTTTTTTATTCCACTTAATGTTAATGGTTCCTTAAAATCAAAAAGGACTGACTCGGGTCTATTTCTTTCAACAAGAATGTCATTATCTCCGTTACTATTTTCAAGAATTATTTTTCTTTCATGTTCAAATATTGGATTTTCAAACCCGACATTGTCTAAAATATAATCACCGGTATCACTTAGTGTTTTATGTTTTCTTACATAATATGTTGATGTGGAACCGGCCACATTATTTCTATCTAAACATCTTTTACCTGTAACAATTAAAGCACCACTTAATGTGTTAGCATCATCCATAGTAAACTGTGATTTATTAAGTACAATCACATAATTTTCTGAATCGAATATTTCATTTCCAATGCTATTAACATAGTATGGTTTATTGTTTATTACAACATACTCACCAGCACTTAAACCGTGTGGTACGGGACTTGTTAATGTAAACGTTTTGGTGTTACCCGTAACTCTAAATGGTATTCCGTCACCGGCAGTGAATTCATGAGTTGTTCCTCCACTTAAAGAATATTTCATTGGATATTGAGTGTCTCCCGTATATGCATAACTCAAATAAATGTTCCAATTTTGATATGGGGCATTCATTGCGGTAATTGTTGTATGGTCAGTTGAACCAACATAATTTGTAATCGGGTTATATTCCACACCCAAAGTATTTCCCGTTGGGATAACTGTGACTTCTCTATATAAGTCTCTTCTTAAAAATGCAAACTCATCGTAAGGAATAAAACCGGTAAAATCATTATTACTACCATCTCCAACCAAATAAAGTCTTTCTTTAAGATAATCATATTCGGTATTACCACTATACATGTTACGAAATATCATATTCATTTTACCGAATATCTTATAGTTTACGCTTTTGTTTCTTTCATCGTCGTATAATTTCGCAATGTCTAATATAATATCCCTTTCACCAACCCTTAATAAGGATTCGGATGTCTCAAGATTTAACTTAATTGATAATTCTTGTTCATCCGCATTCGCGTATCTTTTACTTGGTAATATTATTTCTTTTTTCTCTTCCATTATTCAGCAGATGGGAATGCACCTAAAGGCCCAAATCTTTTTACAAATTTATCAACCGCAGTTTTACCCGGTTTCAATCCAAAATAATATAGATACGGAGTTGACAATATTTGTCTTGTTCCGCTATAGTTTCTCGATGTTGGTGATAAAATATAATCAACGGTGTTATCCCAATCTGATATATTCCAATTTCCACTATCACCAACTCTTGTATATAATTTACCCACCGTTGCACCACTCAACGTTCCATCACCGGCAACAATGTAAAGGAAAGTAAAACCCTCTTCTTGGTTATTATAATTTGTATGACTACCATCAATATCGTACACTAAATTATCATATTCATTATAATTAAAATGTTCAACGTTAAATGTAGATGGAACTAATGGATTTACAATTGCATTTAATTTAATGGTATCACCACTATAATTTTTAGTCATTGGTAATAAAAGATATTTGTGTGTTGGGTCACCATTATAATTGTAATTGTATGTCATACCTTGTAATGGTTGCGCTTGGATTCTATCCTGTGTAAAAGATGTTGTTGGGTAATACCACGCTTGGTTAACACCTGTACCGAATCCGGTACCATTTTTGTTCCATAAATAAAATGGAACAATCTGTGAAGATTCTGTTAATCTACCAGGTTCATTTAAACAAGCCCTAACACGATATCCATCATTTTCATCTAACTTTAATTGTACGGGTAGTGGACCATTTGACCCACCGGTATCATCCTTAAAAAATTCAGTATAAACATCAGGGTCCAAAAGTGCTGGGTTATACATTTCCTACTTTTTACTTAATAAATCAAAACCATCAATACCCGCTTCACTATTTATTGACATTAATTGTAATATATCACCATTTAAAACTTGACCTCTCATTTTAAGTGGTAATCTTGTATCAAACCCATTGTTTCTAAAGAATGCATATATATCACCCGTAACTGATGGACTTGCAACATCCAACTTGTAGTTGATGTATAAACCTAAGATACCTCTTATGTCTTGATACGATGTGGCTCCAATATTTCTCACCACAGAACAGTTCGGGTCTAAGTTAGGGTCAATACATATCTCTTTAATAAACTCGTCTCTAGGACCTAAATCTACAAGTGTGGTTGGGTGTGCCAACGTTCCCCTTGCCGACGCAAATTGATTGGTGATTGGATTAAACCATGATGAACGATAATAGAATCTCTTATCAGGGTTTGTTAACGTTCCGGCCTTAAAATATACCAAATCTTCGCAATATGATGTTGAATATACACTAAGGTCTAAATTCTGTTCATCATCCCAAACAACTCTTGATTTAAATGGAAAGAAATATAATGAACCCGATAACCAATTATCTAAGAATGAATAGTTTACTAAACCTTCACAGAACAATTTACCTACCAATTTTCTTCTACAGTATTCGTCGATGGCAGCAATATTTGCTTCCCAGTTACTGGTGTCGGCAGCCGGTATAATTGTAAATAAACCATTTCTAATTTCAGAATAACCTGACCATGTTTCACATGTTTTACACCAGTTTCCTTTAGATTTATAGATTACTTGACCGGCAGGATTTTTACCACCACTACAACTAAAACCTGTTGTTCTGGTAATAGTCTTTAAATCGTCATATTTTTTATTAAACCCATTTACACAA